ACAGGATGTAATAGGCAGACTGCAAATTTAGTTGCAAACGAAATCTTGGATTTGGATAGAGATGCAGATAAGTTATTGAATGACAAAGAAGCAGAGTAAATTCGCATTTCTTTAAAAGATTGGAGAAAATATATGTTTGAATATAATGGATATCATTTTGAGTCAGTAAGAAAACTAAAAGAATCAGAAAAGAAGGATATATGCACATTCTCTAAACATATCAGAAGCGATAGAGAACTTGGGATATGTGATTATGATGTTGATTGGAAAAAACATGATTATAGTTGGAAAGATTTTTATTCAGCAAGTAATGACAGTCAATTAGACATATTCTTATGCAAAGAAAATGGAAAATTATATGTTCCTTGTGAACATGAATTATTTCAGTTTGAAGAAAAAGAACATAAACTACCTACTGCAAAGAAAATAAAGCGTTGAAACTAAGATTTCATAATATGGAAGGAGAAAGAACATATGATTGAAAAAGGAACGGAATTTTTACCATATTATATACAAATGATTATTAATTATAGTGGTGGAATTGGATTTGAAAATTATAGGGAACGGAGTGATGGAAATGAGTAGATATACATGTGAAAAGACAAAGGATGAAATTCTTGAAATTATTGCAGAGGAATTTAGAAAAGTAAATAAAGATTATGATGATGCAATGCAGAACGACAATGATAAACTCAAAGAACGGAATCAGGGTAGATATGTAGCAATGTTTGATTTGTTACATAAATTAGAGATTTATGAAAAGGAGTGAAGCAAAATGACAAGTATTGAAAAGTCAAAAGAAGATGCACGGAACTTAAATGAACTTACGGATCACTTGATTAAGCTGATTGAATCGGATGATAAGCGGTTCTCATTTGAATTTTGTGCAGGTGGCACAATGGAGATTTACGACAAAGAAAAAGAAATCGGTTATGCAGTTCATGTTGCACCGATTGAATATGATGAAGATGGAAATGCAATAAATTTATAGCAACCGCAAAGGCAGTTAGGAGAATAAATACCTAGCTGCCTATTTTATTACAAGGAGGAATACAGAATGTTGAAGGTAAATGACAAAGTAAAAGTGCACATGTATGACACATGTAACAGAGAGATTAAGACACGGAACTATGGAACTATATTTACAGTTCATGAAGATAATGGAAAGCTTGGTATTGATTGGAATACAGAGAAGTCACCGACAACTTGCAACGGAGAAGTGTTCACACCATTTGAAACATTTTCATATTCAGTAATCTTTGAGAATGTGGAGAATGGAAAGAAGTACCATTGGAGTAACGCAAAAAACGGAATTGTAGAGGAGGTTTAATATGAGTAGATGGTTATATGATCCTGAAACGGATTCACGGAATGGAAAAGAGTTTACTTATAACTCACCAATACATGAGAACGACACATTATTTAATGGCTTTTCGTATAGAGAAGTTATGGATGTTGTGATTGCAAATTATGGTCATGACATTACAGAAAAACAGTTTGATAAGGCACTTAAAGAATTTATGGATATGCGAATTGAAGATATGAAAGAAAATCTGATATTGTGTAAGGCAAATATGTTAAAGGAAATTAGAAAGGCAGGTTGATTAGTATGAGAGAAATTAAAGTTCAGTTATATAGAGGCGAAGATGACAATTATGTAGAACTTTGGAAAACAGTTGAAGAAATTGAAGGAAAACATAGATATTACGGAAGATATACATATGGAAATGAGGGAACTTGGTATTCAGTATGCGATCCGCTTGGTTACTGTGAATTAAATGCACCAATGGCAGATGATGTAATGTTTATCTGTTGTGATGAAAATGGAAATGAAGTAATCAGATATTCAAATGCGGATGGAAATAAACTTCCAAAATTTGAAACGATAATCAAAAGAGAATGGAACAAGGTAAAGGAAAAGCTTCAGTATAATGTGGAAGACTTGACTAAGAACTTTTGGGCTGAGTGTTGGAACGGAGATACCACAATGAAAATAAATCAGTGGTTGTTATCTTATAAAGATCCAGATTTATATCCTGAAAAGGCAAAAGATTATGACGAAAATTGGACAGGATGTTGGGCAGAAAAGGAAATTGAATATGAACCTATTCCAGATACAGAATTTGAGTATTTAGGTCATAAATATCAGTTCACGAAGGTAAAACATAAACATGAATATTGTGGTGTTGAGTGGTACGAGTTTGTATGTACTGATTCACCTTATGTAATGCAGGATACACCTTGGGTAAAGGATAGAGCATGGATTCAGTCTTATATGTATCTTGGAAATTGGTTTGATGATAAGACTTATGGAACAATGTATGATCAAAGAACTGCAAGAGAAAAGGTGGTTGCAGCACTTATCAAAAAGTTTCCTATGAAAGAGAAATGGGATAAGTTACTTTATGTAAAGAAGAGAACAGGAAATGAATTTTATAATTGTGATTGCTGTTATGAAAAATCATATTCTGATATGGCAGATGTGCTTATTAACAGAAATTATCACAGAAAGGATGTTGACCATCTTTGTAAGTTCATCAACAAGGAAACGGAAGGTATCGTATTTGCAAGTAATAGAGGCAATAAATATACAATTAGAGAGACTTATCCAGATATTTATGATTATGATAATTGTCTGATATAAGAGATATAAGAATTGAGGTGATTAATATGCAAATTCTTGATAAAGCAGTTACACCAGACGGAATGGAAATTGAACTACATGACTTGAGTGGTGAGCATAAATTACCTGATTACAACGGAATGATAATTACATTTTGTACAGTTGCTAAAAATACTTTTCCTGAAGGTAAAGGATGGTACTCACAAAAAGGTAAAAAATTTCGGTCATCTATTTATAGTTGTGGTGACTATACAAAAGACATGGTAAAGGCAGATTATGAAGCATTGAAAAATGGAACAAAATCTCTTGCAGATTTAAAAGCACATTTTTGGAATCATCAGAGAGATTGTTTTGTACTTGGATTATAGGAGAAAACGCAAATGGCAGCACAGAAATTTGAATTATTTATGGGTTGTATGGGTAATGGAACTACTGTATGTAATAAAGCAGTATATGAACATGGAGATTATAAAACTATTGCACATATTTCTAATCATGGGGTAATTAAGTTTTATGTTCCTGAAGATTATATTCCAGCCGATGCAATGGAAAAGATAAAGAAAACAGCAGAACGAAGCAAGGCAGAATTTTTAGAGAAATGGAATCAGAAAACTACAAGACAGAAGTGTGAATATATGTTAGATATTCCTAGTATTGGCTATGGTGGAGTTATGAATCCATTTTATGTAATATGGGACAACAATAGAGATTTACCATTTGAAGAAAGAGTTAAGTTGATGGAAGAGAAATTCTTTCAGACACACATGTAAAGGAGTGATACTATGGCACAGCAAATATATTATTTACATAGCTGTAATGAATGGAAAGAGTATTCTAGTATGCGACTTCTTTTCATTGGAACATCACAACAAAAGTTAAAAATGAAAATCTCAAAGGAAATTGAAGAAGGTAACATGGAATATAAACCAGTTACTACTTATCATGATTGGGATGGAGAACATATTATATGTAAAGAAAAAGAGAATACTCCGAAACAACAAGCAAAACTATTCAGAGAGGATTGGGAAACCGAAAGTCGTAACAATATAAGAAGTGAGCTTAAATATGGAGATTTTAGTTACACATATAATAATGAAGAGATGTGACAATCGAATGAAAGAGTACTTTCAAATAGAGAATAAAATATAAAAGGAGATTAAAATTATGAGAGTAAACGAAATTAGAAAAACAGAAACAATTGAGAAGTTAGTAAGAACAGAGTACATTGCAGAGGATGGAACTGTATTTAGAAGTGAAGAAGAGTGTAAGAAATATGAGGAATCAGCACTGTTTGCAATTAGTAAAGAGTTGAAGAGACTTGATAATAAGAAAAATGGAGCTTCTGAATATGATATTTATGATGAATGTTCGGAAGAATATTTGGTAGAGATTTTCAATGCAGAAACAGAAAGAGATATTGAGAATATTAGAAGATATGTATATCTTAAAGCTCTTTCAAAGAGTTCATATGCAAGAAAGGAAGATGTTGATTTACCTAATATCACACCAGGACATGAAGTAATTATCCATTGGAATTATGATGAAGATAGTTGTTGGACTATTGGAAATGGAAGTATTGATGCTTTCTGTGGTTATATTAGAGACAATCTTGTGAGTTTAATTACGTCAAAGGAGGAAAAATAATATGAACGGATATGAATTTAAAAGAGAAATCGAAAGAATTTTTAAGGTGGCACGAAAAATGTGTCCAAATGTTACAGATGATATGTTAGATGCAAATGGAGCTATCTATTATATGAATGGAAACGACAGTACACCGTTTGATTGGAATTGTAATAACAGATTATGTGAGTTTTTCATTTTCCATAAAAATGAGATTGGATTTATTAAGGCTAATGTAAATAGTGATAATACAGTTGATGTGTATATCTTTGAAACAGACGATGCTATGCAACCGACTTATAAATTCATAGAGAAAATGGAAAATGTTAAGGCAAGTAGTTTTGCAAGGATTATGAATTATATTGCAGACGAAGAAAGATTGTGGGATAAGCCGATTGATGAACTTGATTGGGATGTTGATAGCTCAGAATGTGATGAAATTGATTAGAAATAGGAGAATAATTAAAGGCAGATGCAAATAATTGTGTCTGCCTTTTGTAATGGAAGGAGTGAATAAAATGGAGTATAACGAGCAGAACTGGAATGAGTTATTAGAAGCACTACGTTTTACAGAATGTAGTAATGAAGCCTTTGGCGGGATGGTGATCTGTGATGATAACGGGATTCCAGTATGGGATTATGATAATGATGAACGTAAAAAGAATTTGTTTATGTTCCTCAGCGGTGCTTTATATATGAAACAGCATTTAGGATTTTATTAGGAGGTAAGCGAAATGATTGAGTTGAAAGATTTGCTAGAAGAAAATGAAACAATTGTGACATTTCATCTTTGCAATGAATATTGGTCACGGAATGCAATCACAGTAAAAGGAAGTGATGATATTTCTGGTGCATTAGAAATGACATTACATAGAATACTTGAAGCTGGTGGAACAGAAAATGATGTAAAGCGAATTATGGGTGCTGAAATTCCAACAGAAGATGAACTAAAAGAACTTGAAGAGTTTGATGAATTTAGTTGGATAGATTTAGGTTATGTATTACCTGGTTTAATTGATTTATGGAAAGAAAGTGAGGTTGATTGATATGGTAGAAATCAAAATAGACAACACAGGCGATGGAACATGGTGGCTGTACAATAGCAATCAGGGCTGGAAAGATTATTGTGGTTGTGAAAACTTCGATGAACAGGTTGTTCTTACAGGTAATAGAGATTTTACAGACTGTACTGAGGCAGAATGGTATCAGAATGCAAAAGAGATTTTGGATAATATTGATTGTTATGACGAATATCCAACGGATGTATCTGGTGAAGTGAATGCAAAATTAAAAGAAATGTATGATAAATGCAGATGTACAGAAGATATTCTTGTTGATGTAATCAGACTTCTTTATCCAGAAGACACCTTTAAAACTGGAACAATTAGAGGGTATAGTCAGGGAGATTGGCAAGATTATATTATCAAGGGAGATGTGAATACAGATTTACTTGAAGCAATGTATTTTGGAAAGATCTCTGATATTACCGTAATAACGGATGAAGAAGAATTTGGAGATGTAATCACTCATGATGAATTATGGAGAGCAGAAAGAGAAGAGGGGTTAAAAGAATTTTTCAGAAATCATTACGAACTTGATAAGAATGAAGAAATTCATATCTTACAGGCAGACGGATATAAGCAGGTAGTTGATTGGAAAGCAGTTGGATAAAACCAAAGGAAAGAACTGTTTACAATGAATAGGAGACAATAATTATGGAAGAAAAAGATATTAGAATTTGTCCAGTATGTAATAAGGAAGTAGAAAGAAATGATATGAATTTCACAAGAGACTGTCATGGAATCACTTTTAGATTAGTGTGTAATGATTGTTGGGAAAAATTAATGGAAAAGGGATATGACGGTCAATATTATAGTGAAGCTGATGAATGTATTGATGAAGATTATTAGGAGGTAGCGTAATATGACATACTACGAAACAAAAATAGGAAAGATTATTGAGGAAGAGTTCGACTCACGAATGGGAAATGCAGTTATTTCTTACATTATGGATAAGGGTATGAGCAACGTAAAGGAGATTACTGACGAGCAGATTGAAAAACTCGAAGGCAATGGATTAATGACTCAAGATTTCGTTCAGTCATTAGTGAGGTGTGCAAAGCGGATATGCAATGAGTGTGAGTGGATTGAACTGATAGAGTTCATTAGATTGCATTTATGGTGTACTCCAACAATACATGATGTGTATTTATATAAGGAAGATTTTACTGATGAGTCATTTGCAGAACTACTTGACAATCTCGATCTTGATGAAAGTGAAGTCGGTGAAGAGATTAAGTTATTTGCTGTAGTTGATAGTGATTGTTTAAAGGAGTGATTTATATGATGACAGAAGAGAGATTTAAAGAGACAAATTATAAAATGAGTTACGAGGAATACAAAAAGTGCGATTGTACTGAATGTGATCAGGAAGATTGTATTCACAGAAACGCTTATAGAAGAGTGCCTGAGATTGATGGTGGACTTGGTTTATGTCCTAATCTGAAAGGAGAGTGATTGAAATGGTACAACCTACAAGCGGATTTCATGTCTATTCAGATTTGAATACATGGATTGATTTTATGATTGTAATTGATATATACGAAAATTTTTCAAAAGCAGAAAAAATTATAAGGGAAGCAGAAGAAACTTATTGGACGGATGAGGATGCTTATAGCGAAACAATGGCAGATTGGATTGGTAGTAAATTAGAAGATAACAATATTTCGTTTGAGATTTTCTTTAAAGATGAAGATGAGGAGAGTGATTAAAATGTATAAACTACGAATATATAAGTTGTCTGGTGCAGATAAAGGAAACTTAGATCACGAAGAATTGTTTAATACCAAAGAGCAGATGGACAAAAGATATGACGAGTTATTCAAAAAGGATTTGTATGGCTTAAATCCGACTGCATGGGAACAGAAAAATGGTGGATGGAAACGATTGGAAGGATATTAATGTTTAAGTATATTATCAGCTATAATGGCGGTCAATTAAGAGATAATGGAGAATAACTTAATAGTGATAGTTAAAGCAGAGATTTAATTATCTCTGCTTTTTCTATAAATACATATGAGGAGGTGTTAGAGTGATTAAACCTTACAAAATGTACGGCGACTTCTATGTACCAGGTTGTCCAAATGCTTTTCCAACTGAAGAAGCATGGGAATACATAGAAGAGAATTGCTAACACAAGAGGCATCGGCTGGTGACACAGCCGTGTAAGTCCTCGCTCCTATATTAGTATTATAACACAAAAATGAAAATGTGGTGTCAGATGCAATGAGGGAAAGATTTATTGAAGAATTTCCTGATAAAGATGGAGATTACGAAGCGTTTAATCAGTATATGTACGACAATAAGGATGAAGTGTATGAGTTATTAGAAGATTGGAGTAATTAATATGGTAGATCAGTGGACAGGTAAATGGACGGAAGAAAAAGATTATAGTACATATCCAAAAGAGAAATGGTGTGACTATGATTGTATGGCTGCATGGATCAGAGAACAGAAATATGAGCCAAAAACATCAATGGAAAACTTGATCACGAATATTTTCTTACATTATGATTGTGAAATTGAAGAAGAGTCAAGTAGTTATAATGCAGAGAATGGAAACTTTGATGGAACATATGTGGAAGCTGTACAGGCATATGTAACTGATACAGGATTAAGCGAATTTGATTATGAAGCATAGATTGGAGTGATGGAAATGAAAATTACACAGACAAGAGTAAAACAATATAACAGTACATACAAATCAGTTATTGCAATTGATGGTGTTCCTGTATGTATTACACGGAGTAATAAGAGAGCAAGTGACATTGTTTCTTATCTATCAGGATACGAGGTTGAAATTAACGATGGAAAATTAAAGAAGCAGTTGGATAAGATTAGAGATAAGAAATAGCAATTTCAAAATAAGATTGGAGGAATTTATATGTTAGATTTTACAAAAATTACATTTAATGAATTAGATGATACAGACAAGCCGTTGCAGGTATTTTACAATTATGATTTAAAAGAAAGCGAAATTGATATCTTTTTGGAAGAGTACGCAACAGTTGAAGAAGTTCCAGAAGGTGTATCTATCAAGAAAGTAGAATTATGCTTAACAATTTACGCACAGCATGATTTCAAATTAGAAGCTTGTTGTACAGATACAAATAACGAACAGTATTGGGTTGAAATCAATAAACAGTTTACAAATGCAGATGAATTTATTCAGATGATTCCTGATTATGGAAAGATAAAATTATAAAGAGGTGATGATTATGCTAGATATTACAAACTTATATGCTTACAGGATTGAAGAATTGGCTGTTGGGATTGTAAAGGCAGAGTCATATGAAAATGCAAGAGAAAAGGTGAAAGCAGCTTATTTGAAACACAACGACTGCTTTGATTCTAAAAGAGATTTTATTGAGTTAAAGGAAATTGCAGAGAATGATTCATGGTTTAGTGATAATCCTGATGTAGTTGAAGTTGATGAATTAATATAGAAATGGAGTGACAAATATGAATTATACTTATTTTGGAAACAGAATTGAAAAAAGCCCATTAGGAAATATGGGGTTACAGTTATTAGAAGCTCAAGAGAAATTAGTTTCTCAGGAATATGAAGTTGAGAATCTTAGAATTAAAGCAGCTATGTATAAAGCATATTTCTTTCGCAATTTCATATTAGCAGAAAAATTAGAAAAACAAAGTGAAGAAAACAGAGATGCACTTATCGGAGAGTTTGATGGTTTTTCATATGCAAGTTGGAGAGCTAATGCTGTATATAGAACGCTTGAAAATATGTTCGATGAAGGACTATTAACTGAAAAAGAATATAGAGAATGCAAAGTATGAAATGGAGTGATGAATTATGGCAAAAACATTAAGAGATTTTTGGAAAAAGGCAGACGGAGTTTATGATTTTGTGGATAAGAATGGAATGTCTATTAATGATATGAATTATCCCTTAGAAACAGAAGTGTTAAATGAACGGTTGGTCGAGGGTGAACAGTATGAGATTACATTAAATGTAGATATTGAAGATCCATATTCGATAGCAATTAATAGATATAAAAAGGAATATCCAGATAGACTGATAGAAGAGAAGTTTTTAGATAATTTATATTTTTCTATTCAGGGAGTAATCGAACATAATGGGAAAGAGGCAGCCTTAGAATATGCAAGGAACGGAAAATTATGGTAAGTAAACAAGAGTTTCTTTGGAAGAATGGAGGATATAATATGCGATTACCACAAGAATTATTTGCAGAAGCCTTATGGTTGGAATGGGATAATCATTATGGAATTATCCATAAAGAAAAATTACCAGATCTTCTCAGACGATACAATCTAAAATTAAAAAAGGAAAAGACTTTGGATGATATACAACTAGCTTTCGGTCGAGGTCTTAAAGGTACGTTTTGTAATACGGCAAAACAAATAGAGCAAATTGCTGAAGAAATTGACAAAATCTGTATCATTGCCAATTGGGAAGATGCGGTTGCAAAGTATAAAATTTGATGAAATGAGGATTTATTGTGAAGATTGGAGGAAAACATTATGAGCAAAGATAGATGGGAAGTATTAAGAAATTGTGCAGATTTTCAAGAAATCTATGACTATGTATTTAATAAATACGGAGTTGAAGATTATTGCTCTATACTAGATAAAATCGAAGATGAACTTGAAACTTATGAGAACTCATCAAGTGAAAAATGGCAAGAAGCAGTAGAAAACGGAAATATTCCAGATTCGATTCAGTGGTTTTGTGGAATGATTGATACAGAATACTTCCTGAACGAATGTTGGATTTAAAATATAATGAAACGATGATTTCTTGACAGAATGGAGGATTAGAATATGACAAGAGAAAAAGCCACGAGAATTGTAAATGATTTTTTTAATGATATGAATCCTACTTTATGGAATGGAGAAGGTAATAAACCCGAAAGCTTTGATGAACGACCTTGGCAATGCAAAATAGTTGATGGTATAAATCTTGAAATTACTTTTGCTTATGACGAAGAAGATGGATGGCATCATTATTGCGATTTAGTTTATATCAAAGATAACAGTTCTTTTGACTTAATGAGTGGTTATGGAATTGATTCTAAACTAAATGTGATAGATACAGTAATGGATATATGTAGAGACTATGAGTAAGTATTGGAATTGTGATTTAGATAGGAGCGATTGGAATGGATTATAAAATAGGTGATACAGTAAAAATATCTGTTTATGTAACAGAAAAATAAGGCAGATTAGTTACTTGTAAAATCACCAATAGGTATATAAGAAATAATACTACTTATTATTCTTTGCAAGAGATAAATGGAATTTATAGAGTAAGTAACGTAAAAGAAAACCGATTCATACTTGATTAACACGAAACGGAAATCTAACGAATCGGCTATTTATAGCTGATAAATTATTTGAATAGAAAGTGAGGAAATAATATGAGTCAAACAGTATTTGATGAGAATGATTTTATAAAACGAGTACCAAAAAAGATTTTGGAACGTACAAGAGAAAATATGGAAGTGTATCATATGGATTTAGCAGATTCGTTTCAGGAAGCAACAAGGGAATTAGCAAAGAAAGGTACAACTTTGTGGAAAGCATGGTATTATGATGATTTTAGAGAATATGTACCATGTATTTACTGCCCAGAATATTTGGATTTATCAAAATATCCATTAAAATACAAAGGGAAATGATCCAATGAAACGGAAATTTCAAGATTGAATCGGAGGTTAATAATATGATAAATATATTTGGAACAGACTTTATTGAAGTAAAAAACGAGAGTGTTTCCATTAATATCATTACATTGGAAACAGGACAGAAACTTTATTCTGTTAGTGGTGGAATTAAAAATGGGACAAGATTAAAAACTAAAGAATTTAAAACTCCTAATGAATGTATTGATGAATTAAGAGAAAGAGTTGCGTATTCTTTATTAGAATTATAAAACCAGATGAAAAGCACATTTCGGAGAGTAAATTATATGAAAATTAGATTTAAAGACTTATTATTTAATAATGAAGAAATTGAATTAGATGTGAAAGATATAATAATAATGACAGGCGATCAGGATGAAACAATATTGATTGAGAATGTCGATGGAGTATTTTATAAGGCAATTGTCATTGAATTTGTTTAAGGAAAGGTGGTAAAATTTATGGATAGGAAAGAATATTTATTAAGACAGGTACTAAAATTATTTAAGCAACAGAAAGAAAGCCGTTATGTTTTAAATGTTGAAGAGATGACTGTTATGTATGATGGAGCTGAATGCGATGGAAGTTGTCTTTGTGAAGATATTATGGATGAGTTAGGAATTGACAGCTTAGAAGATATTGAGGATGAGAAATTATAATAATTGAATAATTTAGAGAACATATAAGAGATTGAAAATATCCAGTCTCTTATTTTTTTATGGAAAGGAATGGATAATTTACAGTGAAAGGTTGTGATGAATATGTTTGATTACAAAGAATTTAAGAAGGAAATGGCTAAGAGAGGTCATGAAGTACATAAGAAAGGAAAATATCTTACAATTATTCCTAATAATAATTACGAGGGATACAGTAAAGGATTTTTGTTTGCAACCGATGTAATAAAGGGATTTGAGGATGTATTAAAATTCATTACTATGGATCATTTTAATACTTGGATATATAGTGCAAAATTTAAAATCATATGATAGAATTAGAATAGTAATAATGAGATGTGAATAGTTAAATAGGAGGATATGGATTATGGGTACAGCTATAAGTATAATAATATTAATGTTTGCAATCGCAATATTTATAGATAATAAAAAAGAAGAAAAAAATAATGCAGAAAGAAATGCAGAAGAATTTATGAAAAAAAATTTTGGTGAAGATTATAAAGATAGAATTAATCATAGATAAGAAAGGCGGTTAATTATATGAGTTTATTCGGATTATTTTATACAATATTTGGAATTGGTTGTAAAGGTGTCAATGATGTAAAAAATGCTATAGAAGATAATGATCATAAGACGAGATACAGAAACAATGAAACTAACACTTATTTAGATCATAATATGAACAAAAGAGACCTGTCTACCAATCATATTATGGTAACTGAGAGAGATTATAATGGTGATGTTTGGCTTAAAGATGCACAAACTGGTAGATATACTCAAAATATTACAGCCAGTAGAGTTGAACAAAAATATCAAGAAGAAAGGGCGAAAGCATTCCGTGGTGAAAGTGATAGAACGCACATTAAATATGGTGATAATGAACATAGAAAAGATGAATTCCCTGGAATTAGATATAAGGATTTTAAAGCAGGAAAATTATATGTTGAGAGATCTATGATTTTTACTGAAGAACATTATAAAATGTTACATTTGTGGTCTGGCTATGGAATTTGTCAACAAACATTTTCCGTATTATTTGATCCTGAAACAAAGAAAATTATTCGACTATCAGATGGAACAATTGAACAAATGCTAGGTCAAGGTGCTTTAATGAATGATATAAATAAATTCTTCCATAAATATGTAAAAGAATATTATGAACATATGGCTGAACCATATAGTACATGGTATAAACAAAAATTATATTACGAAACAACTTTACGCCCAATGGCTGACTCTTTAAAAGATAAATTTATAGAAGAAGGGGAAGCAAGAGTAAAATATAGACGAAGTGAAAAATAAAGGAGATAAAATAATGAAAGAATGGTATTATATTGCAAGTGATAAACCAGAGGAAAAAAATTATTTTGACAGCTATGATGATACGCAATTTGCTATTTTATGTATATTTAGATTTAAAGCGCCTATAAATGAAGTACCTGATTACGAGATTTATCATAATGGAAAATTATTTGAAACAGTTCCAGGTGATATGTTGTTTAATATGTATATTGAAAATGGTGGTCATGTTTTTGAAGACTGCTTAAATAAGGAAACTGATAAAAAAGAAAATGAAGATGTAGAAGATTTATCTAAAACAATTGAAGACACTACAAATAGTTTGAAAAAATTATTAGATAGCATTGAAAAATTAAATAATATGCTATAAAGGATGGTGATAAAAATGAAAGGTAGATTAGAGCATTCATTACAAATTGAAAAAAATATAAAAGAAATATTATCTACATTACCACAATATGTAACTGAATATTATTATGAGTTCAAATCAGGAAGGCAACCAACAGCATGTAGAGAATATATAAGAAAAATAGCAAAATTTTTATATTACATTAATCCGAGTGATATTAAACATATTAAAGTTATTGAAATAACAAAGTTTGACATTACTCGTTTTTTGGATTCAATAGAATATATAACAGATAATAATGGAAATAAAAAACAATCTTCATTATCTTACAGGAAATGTTATCATAGTGTATTAAAAAGTTTTTTTGATTTCTTAACGGAGAATGATTATATAACTGAAAATCCTATGAATAAAATAAAAAGGGTTCGTGGAGAAGATTTTGTTAATAGAAAATTCTTAGATGAAGATGATTTAAAAGAAGTACTATTGGCTGTAGAATGTGGAGCAGGAAATAGAAGGTCAGTTGCTATGCAATATAAATGGAAATCAAGAGACAGAGCAATTATGATGTTATTTATGCAAACTGGAATACGTGAAACAGCATTAAGCGAAATCAATGTTGAAGATATTGATTTTGAAAATCATATTATTAAAAGTGTAATTGAGAAGGGGCATAAAGACAGGACTTTTACTATGAGTTCTCAATTAGAAAAGGCTATTTTAGATTGGATGTGTGATCGAGAAAAAATAATAGATAAAAATGAAGATGCGTTATTCATTTCAAAATCAAAAACTCGTATGACACAAAGATCATTATCTGATATTGTTATAAAATATACAAAGGAAGCTCTTGGATATTCAGTAACACCTCATAAATTAAGGGCTTCGTTTGCAAATATTATGTTGGGAAAGACAGATGAAAATATATATGTGGTTCAGCAGTTATTAGGACATGCTAGAACCGAAACAACAAAGATATATTTGAAAAATAATTTAAATCAGTATAATGATATGGCTGCTAATATAATTGCAAAATCTATTTTTTAAAGGAGAATATATAATGGAGATTAAAAGATATATTACATTTAGGAATAAAGAGAATAATTTACCTATGTTAAAAGAGAAAGAGAAAATTCAATGGAATTCGGATTTTTCTTCATATGATAAAATGGTGGATTTTTTTAATCAAGTATTTGAAACGAAATATCTTGAAGAAGAATATGTTTATATTATGTCATTTAATTGTCAAATGATTCCACAAGGAGTATTTGAACTATCACATGGAACAGCAGATACTTCTATAATAAAAATGAGAGAGCTTGCAATATTTCTATTATTGTCTGGTGCGAATAAATTTATTGTAGCTCATAATCATCCAAATGGTTCAAAAGATGCAAGTGTAAATGATATTAATATCACAAGAAAAATTCAAGAAATGGCGAATTTTATTGAAGTTGATTTTCTTCAACATTTTACAATTGGAAATGATGGTTATGATACTTGTATTGATAATGGAGAAGATGACGATATTTTTAAGGAAAATGGTGAAGAGGATGAAGACTATATGCCATTCAATTAAACGCAATGAAGTAATTGAGTTGTTGGGTGATATTATGTAGAATGGAAGGAGCAATAAATAATAGATTCATTGGAAAATTGGAGGTAAAAGAGTATGTTAGTATGGAACGAAAACACAAAGGTAGAAGATAGGGAAAAGAAGGCAATTATTGAAGCATTAAATGAAATAAACTATGAATTGGATGAAGAGAATATTCAATCGTGGATCAATGATGATACAATTACATTAAATACTTGTAGAAATGGAAGAGATGTAATTTGGATTCTTACAGAAAATAAAGAGGTGTGTGTTTATATTGATGATTTATCATTTCTTAACGAAAAAGAAATAGAAGAACAGCTTCAGTAGTGATTTTAGGAGAGAAAATGAGAAAGAGAAAAGAGTTATCTAATACACAATATCCACATTTTAAAGTAATTAAACCAGTATATAAAGAATATAAAGGGAAAAATAGATTGTATTGGGAATGTCAATGTGAATGCGGTAATATTTTTTATGCACAAACAAGTAGTATTACATCGCAAAAAATAAAAAGTTGTGGGTGCTATCAAAAAAAATATCAAAGAGAAAAACATTTAGGAAAAGGAAGAGTTAAAATAGGTGATAAATTTGGACTTTTATCCGTTATTGACACAACTATAGGAGAAGATGGTCGTACACAGTATATATGCAAATGTAAATGTGGCAATGTGATAACTCTTTCAATTTCTCATTTAGTGAAAAGATATTCTTGTGGATGTCTAACTGAAGAATATTTACCAGATAGCAACATAAAAGCAGAGAGTTTTATTCATTTAGGTAAAAAAACTTCAAGAAATACAAGCGGCTATCCTGGTGTATCATGGAAAAAAGATAAGCAAAAATGGCAGGCTAGAATATATTTTAATGGTGAAAATCATCATCTAGGTTATTTTGTTAACAAAGATGATGCAATTAAAGCTAGAAAAGAAATTGAAAATAACATCTATAATAAATATTCTGATATCATTGAGGAGATGCCTAATAAGAATAATTCGTTTAGTGAAAAATAAAGCAAACTAAGGAAACCAAGTTTTCTTGTGGAAAGGAAAATAAAATATGAAAATAACATTAGAAATGGTAACAGAATTTAACAATGAACTTGCATTAAAAGGTTGTCCTTTTAGATACGAATATGATGAATATGGTACAAGCGGAAATTCGCAAATAAAGATTACGCTTCCAAGTATGAACAGTGTTGATAGTTTTACAATTAATCCAACAAGAGATTTCTTTGATTGGATGGAATTATGGTTCAAGAACAAAGGAGTTGAATTAAGCTGCAATGCAAACGGAAGTATTTTATGGAGCAAATCTGGTTGGAATAAGTAAAGAAATCTAAGTTTGCTATGGGTTTAAGAACGGAGGTAATAGTATGAAGATAACAAGAGAAATGGTAATGGAATTGAATAACGAATTAGCGGTTAAGGGTTGCCCATTCAGATATGAATATGAGGGGGCAACAGAATATTCACGTATTCCACATATGGAAATTGCATTGCCAAATATGAATTGTGTTAGTAGCTACATTATTAATGTTACAAAAGACTTCCTTGAATGGCTTGACATACGGTTTAAAACAAAATATGGTATTGAATTAACTTGCAATAATGATGGAAGTATCTTATGGGCTAAAAATTTTTGTGAGTAAAAGGCAAAGAAATTTAACTTTCATGGATAATAAGATGATTGTGGGTACAAGGTGTTTTCTTAATGCATATAAGAAGTCTGATTTCGAGAATCAGTTTGATAGTGCTGGGCTACTGGTAAGAATGGGTTCGAGTCCCATCGCCCACAATACAATGAATGATGATTTTTTAGTTTGGAGGTAATGATATGACAAAAAGTCAAATAGAAAAATTCGCAGTAGGTTATTCTTCTTATCCTACAGACTGTGTGGAAGAAGTATTAAAGGTTACTAATTTCGACGAAGATGTGGCGAGAGAAATTTTAGATGATAAAGAGAAAACATTAGCAATTTGGCAGAATGGAACAATAATGATTGATGGAGTAACACTTTGTTGTGGATATGATTTCGCAGAAGATGCTTTTAACAAAAAGATGAATATTAGTTATTGTCCGATTTGTGGAAGAAAAATTGTAATTAAGAAGCCAATGAAAGAATGATTTACTCGGAAGATTGGAAGAGGTGATATAGTGAAAGAATTTAGAAATACTGACGAGATTACAAAAGAAGACCTTGAGAAAATGTATAACGCAATCGTTAAATTTGATAATTATATTTCATCAGCAACAAGGAAGCCAACAGATGAAAACATTGGACTATATGAACATTGGATTGATTGCAGGTATGATATAGAAAATTTAATTGTAACTGAAAGATAAGAGGTGATACATATGTCAAAAACAATGAATAACCCCAATAAGGTAAAAGCAAAACTTATTGTAGAAGTTGAAGGAGAATTCTATGATGATGAGTCATCAGAAGAAACATTGAGATATTGTGTTGAACAGGATTTAGAAGATGCTGGATTAAATGTTATTGATGTATCAGTAGATAATACAAGAGAAATGATTGACAGTTTGAAACGCAATAAAGAAGAAATTGCAATGAATATATCAGAAAGTACAGATTATTATTCATTTCTTCAAGGATTTGATTATGTGATTGATAAATTATCACAGGTAATGAAATGACGATTTCAATGGAAATCAAAATTAATATGTAGTGGTTTGAATAAGACGCAAACACAATATATAGTGATAAGAGAGGGCGATATTATGAAAGAAGCATTAGAAAGAAGATTGGCTGCCAAAAAGCAAAATCTACAGAACGAACAGGAATATTTCAAGATTGATATACAACATATTGAACAACAAGGTTATGAAGATAATGCAATTAGTGCTTTATTGAGTATGAAGAAACTCAAAACTGAAATCGAGGAATTAGAATTGATATTACAGATGATAAATAGTTGCAAGGAATAAATAAAAATTGAATAGATATATAAGCAAAACGATCAGAGTAAAATCTGGTCGTTTTTATTTTGAAATGGAGAATAAATATATGTAAGAAAAATACAAAACAAGAAAGAGGTTGATGTAAATGTACAAAGTAGATTTAAAACCACATAACGAACAGACAATGGAAAAGATTATTGAGTTTTTCAAGACATCTAACAAATGTTGTGCAATTCAGGCGACAGGAACAGGAAAGACATTCTTGATTTTAAGATTACTTGAAATGTTTCAGAACGAAGATAAGAATGCTGTGATATTTGCTCCAAATAGGGAGATTATTAAACAGACAAAGAATAAAATGAAGAAATATGGAATCAATAATGCAGTATTTTATACATATCAGAAACTTTCACGGATGTCTGATAATGAAATTGTCAATATCAATGTAGATCTGATTGTGTGTGACGAATTGCATAGAACAGGTGCTAAAACTTGGGGAATTAAGTTTGAATCATTAGTTGATTCTCACCAAAACGCAAAAGTGTTTGGAGTAACAGCCACTCCATTAAGATGTGCTGATGGACGAGATATGGCAGAAGAATATTTTGATAATAACAAGGCGTGTGATATTTCGTTAGCAGAAGCACTTGTAAGAAAAATAATTCCTGTTATGCCAGTATATGTATCTGCTTTATATACTTTTGAAGAAGAGTATGATAATATGGTGGATAAGATTGAAAAAGGAAGAAATAGCGACGAAGATAAATCTGATCTAATGAAGGAATTAAAAGTAGCCAAACAACAGCTTGAAAAATCAAACGGTATTCCTGAAATTATAAAGAAGTATATTACCGATTATAATGGAAAGTATATTGTGTTTTGTCAAGATAAAAAACATTTATATGATATGAAACATATTGTGATTCAGTGGTTTAGAGATGCTGGATATAATGGAAAAATATTTGAGTATGTGTATTATTCTGGAAGCAAAAAAGATTTTATGATTTTTAAAGAAAATAACGATAATGGACTAAAACTTTTGTTTGTGATCAATTGTTTAAATGAAGGAGTACATTTGGAAGATATTAATGGTTGTATACTATTAAGACCTACGATTTCAAACATTATTTATTATCAACAGATTGGACGTGCTATTGATGCAGGTTGTAATCAAAAACGTGTAATTTTGGATCTGGTAAGTAATTTTAATAGTTTAAAATCTTTCAATCTGAAGAATGAATTAAATGAAAAAATTATTGATAGACAAAATGGAAAATTTTCTGAATGTAGTGACGAATTTGATATTGAAGAATTTTATGTTGAGGATTATGTTCAGAAATGCGTAGATGTATTCAATAAGGTAGATCAAAAAATACGATCTTATTATTATAATTGGACGGATGATGAGATACAGATTTTATATGACAAATTTGAACAAATTGGTGCTACTAAAATATATAACCAAGGTTTAATTACCAATCACATGATACAATCAATAAAAATGAAGGCGGCTGAATTAGGTCTTGTATATCAAAATACCCAAAGATATGTTCCAAATGCTAAAGATGACAAAATTATAAAAGAAAAATATCATAAACTAGGTAGAAAAGGAATTATGAAATTTTTACCACATATGACTGAAGGACAAATTAAACATAGAGCATCTCAATTGGGTGAAACGTATGATGGTAGTTTATGGACAAAAAAAGAAGATGAAATTATAGGTAATAATAATTTATCATTGGATGATATGGTTAAAATGTTAGATGGTAGAAGTAAGAGCGCAATTTGCAGTCGTAGATCAAAATTGGGAGTATCAAATAATATAATAAATGAGTTAAATGATGAAGATTTGAAATTGTTTATTAAACTATATCCTCAAATGGGTTGTAAATGTTTTGAATTATTCCCATATAAAACATCAGAGCAATTGTATCATTTGGCTAAAAAATATAATTTAACATCTTCTGCGATACATGGTACTTCAAAATATAAACATGTTATGAAAAAAGCAAATGGAAAATATGTTGTTTATTTTCAAATGAATGGAAAAGAAAAAATATTTGGTACTTATGACTCTGAGGATGAAGCTGGTAAAGTTGCTATGGAAAAAGCAAAGGAATATGGTAAAATATAATCCAATAAAAGAATTGTTTCAGGCTGTCAGTAGAAATGCTGGCAGTTATTTTATTGTAAGAGAGAATATTATAATGTAAAACATAAGAAAGGACGTGATGTAAATGAGTAAATTAATACAGAAAGTCAAATGGAATTTAGACGGATCAAATACAGAAATGTATATGTATGGTAAGGCTGATTTTGAGGCAAACAAAGCTATGCAAGAGCCATTGGAAAAGTTATATCAGTATGAGAATCAGCCTACGATAGAAGAATTTATTTTTAAATTTAAAGACGAGTATTATCATAAAGTTGGAACGCAATTTGATAATGCTATATTAGAGATGGAAAAAGCTGCGAAGAGATTAAAACACTGAAAATAAATAATTAAAGAGTTATTTCTTAAGAGGAGAAAATGATATGATATATGTAGAATGTACACGATGTAGAAAGAAACTCCCTTTGGATTCACAAGCGGTAATTCGCAGAGGATTTGTTGGGTACTATTGTTCGTGGAAATGTGCGGCTTTAGAGGCGGGATTTTTTGAGACAGTTTCAATAAATAAAAAGGACATTGAAGAAAATGAAATAGAAACATATAAAGAAGAATAATTGTTTTCAAATTAAATATTATTATTATTAAGAGCAGAAACAACTGCTCTTTTTTATTGCAGAAAAATGAGGTGATAATTTGTGTAAGAGAAATGGGAATCCGAAACATAATTCAAGGTTCATATGTCTTCGCTGCTTACAAGAGAATAAGGTTGGTGCAGGTATTCCAAGACCTAAAACGAAAGAGAAGAATCATGTTAAAAATTTAACCTGTTTATGCGTAGGATTGCAAATGAGAACAAAAAATCTCGAAGTAAGATGGTGTGATGATTTGTCAGAACGAATGGAACGAGCAAGAGAAATAAAGTCTACATATTATGATGGAAATAATGAATTGTTACCTGAATGGAAAACAGAGAATATGTATGTAGGAAAGTGAGGTTGATAATAATGTGTTACAAAGCAGAGGTACAAAAACGAAATGAAGAAAATTAGAAGAAATATTTGTAAAAGAAAATGTGCCTGATTTTATTCAGGATTATTTTTTATCAATATCAAGTAGAGCTGCAAGATTGAATTATTGGATAACGATAAGAAATTTATTGAATTGGTTAATAGGTAAAAAATATATTGAATGTAGTGTATTATCCGAAATTACTCCTGAAATATTAAATAAAGTAACTGATTCAAAAATAATTAGATATATGGATTACTTAAAAGAATCTGGAATAAAACTTAATACACTTATTACAAAGAAGAATCAGATGAGTAGTTTTTGGGAATATCTAAAAATTCATCATTATTGTATGGATAATATTATTCAGATGATTAAATCTAGTGAATATAAACCAGTTAAAACCAATCGTATGAAAATGGAAAAAATGCCATTATATGAGGATGTTCAAGAAATGATTGAAAAGATAAATCGAAAACCTGATGAATTTATTCGCATAAGAAATGGTTGTGTATTTAGAACATTAAGAGGCACTGGATTAAGAGAATCAGAATTAGCAGGTCTTGATATTAGGGATGTATATCTTGACGAACAATATATAGATAGTAGACATCCAAGACCGTATATACTTGTTATCAGCAAAGGAAATTATGATTATACAGATAATGGAAAAGATATTGTATTTCTTACCAAAGACGCAATTGCAGCATTAACAAAGTGGTTAAAATATAGAGAAACGCTTACAGATATTATTGATACCGAAGCATTATTCCTTAATAAAAATGGTAAACGAATGAATGAAGATAATATTAAAGCTATGTTTAGAATTTATAGTGGTGGGAAATTGACACCACACATGATGAGGCATGAATATACAACTATTCTTACAAGAGAATCAAACGATCCTACTTTTGTTCGAGAACAGGGAAGATGGAAGTCAGATGCTATGATGAATAATGTATATGATTCTGGTGCAAGTAGAAGTGTAAATGTATTAGATAATATGTAACATATGTAAAGGATGATACAGATTATTTTGTATCGTCCTTATTAATAAAAGAAATATTCATATCAATATTAAGTGCATTGCATATTTCTAATAATGCTTCAATAGAAATATTATCTTGATTAAGTCTTGAAGTTAGAGCTGATTGGCTTAAATTCAATTTTTGAGCCAAATCTTTTTTTTTGATTTCCTTTTCAGTTATAATTGTTTTTATTTTGAGCAAGATTTGTTTTGCGTTCTTAACTGTAAATGCATTATCCATTATAAAATTACCTCGCTATTAAGATATATCTAAATTATATAAGATATGTACAAATTAAACAAGATATATTAAAAATATTTGTTAATTATTTTATCTTAAAAAATTAAGATATATCTTGATTTATTAAGATATATAATGTATTATATAAAATATCAAAAGGAACAAACAGAGAAAGGAGGGCTAACAGATATGGAAATCAAGCGTGGTGAAATATATTTCGCTGATGTAACCAAATATAGTTCGAAAGGCTCTGAGCAGAGTGGTAGAAGACCAGTGTTAATATTGCAAAATAATATTGGTAATAAGTTTAGCCCTACCACTATCATAGCCATCATAACAACCAAATCAAAAAGAGAGTTGCCAACACATGTAGAAATACATAAGGATGGAATTAATGGGCTAAAATACGATTCTGTTGTGGCATTAGAGCAGATTACAACAATTGATAAAGATAGGATTCAATTTAAAATTGGTGAACTATCAAACGAAGATAATCTAAAAGTTATGGAAGCGATGAAAATTAGTTTGGCTATGATATAAGGGAGAGGAGAGAATATCATGAAGACAGAAACATATGATTACACAAGTATAGATGAAGCCATTGAGAGGTTGCAGAAACTAAAAGCTGAAGGTAAAAATCCTAGAAATGTTGTTATCTTAACAATGGATTTTGACAACAATGTTTCATCAAAAAAACTTGCCACACCTGATGATGGGTGCTTACTGGTAAGAAAATCGAAAACAATTATAATGAATGAAGACGAATATATTCCTCATATGCAGCTATTTAATACAGAACAAGATATAGAGAATATAATTAAGAGGGGAATTATGCATGATATTTTATTGAAATGATAGTCGAATATTTGTTCTGATTTACTCTGATTTGTATTGACACAAACACATGTTCGGAGTAATATAATGGAAAAGGAAATAAATAAAAAAGCTTGACTAGAAAGTTGGAAGCCGCCTAGTCAAGCACATACAAAATCTATTTCTTGGGGGAAATATCTAGTATGCATCTAAATTATACATAGTAATACTTATAAAAGTCAATTGCATATCAGCAAATTTTTCCAAATTTTAACAATTTAATTGCATTTTAATTTTTCTTTGGTATACCCAAGGTTTATTAAAGTGCGTCAAAAATTAGAGAGGAGTGATGTTTTTGTTTATTTTAACAGATGGAAAGAATTATGTTATGGAAAATCCTATAAAGTTAGGTGAATATATGATAACGACTTCGAGTTCTATGGCAAAGGAGTTTACTTACAAACAAGCGAGGTCATTAGTACAGAACAGCAGAAAGAAGTATTCATGGATTAAGAAATATAATCTTATTGATGTGGATACGGGGCAGAAGTCTGATAAATCTCTTTATTATAGAGGAAACGCAAATGTTTATATAGGAGATGAAAGTAATTTTGACTATGCCTTATTAGATAAGATTAATTCAGAAGCTAATTCCATTTTAGGATTAGCAGGTTGGGACGACAACCAACTGATTACATATAAGAATTTATTAAATACAGAATTGTCAAAGTGTGATAGTGCAGAAAGTGATATTAATCATGCTTTGGAAAAATATAAGAAGATACATAATGGTAAGAAGCCACAAGCTCATAAGGTAGCAAAGATAGGATATTTACTTGATGATATTCGAGATAAACATAAGAGAATAAAGCAGTGTATAAGGTATGTTCAAGTTATGCAAGATGCAATATCTAAAGGATATAACATTGAAAAGATAAAATTAGAACTCAGTAAGGTTACTAGCGATGATTATAAAGGTAGAACGGAATATTGGAAAATGGCTAATGATATATTGGAGGATTAATTATGGTGATATGTAGAAACTGTTTAATTCCTATGGTAGAGACTATGAGTTTTCAACCAGGAGAAAGAAATCGACATGATAGATATTGTAAGTGTCCAAAATGTAAAAGAGAAACTAAACATATTAAAGTTATGAATTCTGAATTGTCTTTCGGGGAATATATGAATAAAGAAATTCAAAAGGCGGGTAGAAGAAATGATTAATGAAGAGATGATGAGGGTTATTAACAATAATCCTGAAATGATGAAAATTATTAATGATTATTCAGACAACGAAAACAAAAAATTGAAAAGAATATGTCATAAGATTTGGCATGGAAAAGTTGAAGTCAGTGAATACGATGATTTATATGAGGTGGCAATGGATTGTCTTATGGAAGCAGTAGTCTCATTTGATCAAAATAAATCTCGATTTGAAACTTTTCTGACGGGTAATATTGCAAGAAAAACAAGTACTTGGATGCGAGATAATAAATATAGACTAAAGCGTCAGAATCTCTTAAGGGATGAAAATGGAAAATTAATTCTTGATGATGAGGGTAAACCACAAATTATTATGAATATTTCATTAGATGTTAATACAGATGAGGTGAAAAGTATTAAAGAGAATTTACCTTCAAGAGAGAATATAGAAAGAGAAATATTCACAGAAGAATATACCGACAAGGTTGAGTTATATTTACAGCAATTACCACGAAAACAGGAAAGAGTGGCGAGGCTATTATCTCAACAATATACAAAAGATGAGATATTGAAAATATTACATATAACCGCAAATGAATACAATGATTGTTTGTCAGGGTTACGATCTTATAAAAATATTGCCATATTAATGTAGTTAAAGAAGGGAGAAAAATATATGTTAATGCCAGTAAAACCAGTTAGACCACAAACACTTACATTGAAGTCATATTTAGACAAGTTTAAAGAAGGTGATGTAAAGGGTGACGCAGATACTCAAAGAGCAATGGGCTGTTATACAGATAGAATGTTTAATGAACTTGTTGTATCTGTTCTTATAGGAGAATATATTCCACCTTTAATTTTAGGAGAAACGTCAAATTATTCAGAAAGTTATGTTGAAGATGGCTTACAGAGAACAACTGCATTATCTATGTTTAGATATGGTAATAAAGCTGTTAGCAAAGATATTACTGACAGTGAAATTGCTTATCAAGTTAAAGTTAAGGATAAAAATGGAAATTATAAACTTGATGGTAATGATAATTTTATAAAAGAGTGGGAAGTATGTGATATAAAAAATAAAACTTATAGTCAGTTGCCAGAAGAGTTAAAGATGAAATTTGATGAGTACCAGATAGGGTTAGCAGTTCATCCTGATTCAACTAAAGAAGATATATCCAGAAGAATTCGTATATATAACGAACATGAAAATATGAAAGCAGCTCAAAGAGCACTTACATATATTCCTACATATGCAAAAAATATAAAGAAAATAATATCTAACAACAGATTTTATAAGGATTGTATTGAATATTCTGATAAGGAATTCACTAATGGATTATATGAAAAAATACTTTGTGAAACGGATATGATTATTTACCATCTTGATGAATGGCAATCAGTAGTTAAAACAATGGGTATGTATATTGAAGATAATGCAAGTGAAGAAGAGTTTGAAAAAATAAATGCTTTAGCAACTAGATTATATAACATTTTAGGAGATGATAAGTATAAAAATCTCTTTAGTAAGAAAAATACATATTTATGGACAGCATTATTTGAGAAATTCACAAAATATAATTTTGAAGATTGTATGTTCATCAATTTTTTGAAAGAATTTAATGAGATTTTAGGTGATAAGAGAATTGATGGTTATGACATAAGTTTCAATGAATATGATAAAAAGAAGAGAACTAAAGATAAGAAAGTCGTTAAGACAAAACTTGACATGCTTGAAAAACTCATGAAGGAATATTTACATATAACAGATGTAACAGAAGATAAGAATGAAGCTACATATAATAAGGGAGAAACACATTCAGAAGTTAGTGAAAACACAACTGAAACAGAGAATAATATAGAGTCTTCTGATAATAAGGTAACAAATGATAATAAATCTGAGCAAAAGACGGGTTGTGATGATGAAATATTATCGTTTGTTAAAGAAAATATCAGCTCAGAATTAACAACTGAAGATGTTGAGTTATATGCAAATTGTGTAGATGATTGTTTCGATAAGTATGAAATTAGTATTACATCACCTTTATATAAAAATTGTTATGTTGCTTTAATTGCACTTATGACATATGCAGCAAATAAAGATAAAGATAAAGAGTTTGAAGAGTGGATTCAAAATTATAAAGACAGAACTAATTTTAGTCCTTCTCAGAAAATTAATTATACATATATGAAGCGTAGCTTTGATGATTACTTAGCAAATAGAGTAAAGGAGGAAATCGTAAATGCCTGATATAACTATGTGTACAAGCTCAACTTGTCAGAATAGGGAACAATGTTATAGAGCTATGGCAAAGCCTGATAAATATCAGTCATATGCTGATTTTACAAAATTATGTGCTGAGAAAGATTATCAGTGTATGTGGGTAATTAAGGATGGAGATGTTCTTATAAGTGATGTAGATAATATTATGGCGAGGTGCTAAAAATGGTTAAATTAAAGAGATTGAAAAATATGATTAATGATTGTATTGCGGTAGGAGAAGATAGTTTGAAAGTACGCCATTCTCAAGATAATGAATTAATAATGAAAGGACAGTTAATGGCATATAACCAAGTTTTAGGACTTATTGATTTATTAATCAGCGGAGAAAAACGATTGGAAGAGAAAGAGTTATCTCAGAATGCTGCGACCTATGATGAGCTATTAGAAATGGAATGGGACAGTAAGTAATTAGAGAATAACACAAAGAGTAAAATTCTTTGGATTGTGAGGTGAAAATAAATGGACAAAACAAAAATTAAAACAAAAGAGGTGTGGTCAGCTAATAAGTGGTATCTGTTTTTTGGAATTTTATTCGTGATTATGATTATCTTATTGGAGATATGTGCAATAAGACAATTTTTTGTGACAGATATGGAAGAAGCATTAGTGTTGCTCTTTATTTTACAACTGCCAGTTATGATTTGTTTATTATTAACAACGATGATTGGAGATTATATTCATAGAGAAAAATTCAATATCTATTACTGCAAATTAGAAAATGGTATTGATATTGATTATATTAAAGAAAATTATTGTATAGAAGATATAAATGAAAGTTGCGTATTATTTGTAGATAAAAGCAACGATCATAATTTCTGTGTTTGGAAATTAATGCAAGGATATGATTCGCTATATCAAGCGGAAATTAAAATGTTTTTATAACAGTAAAGTTCGATTTCTTTAGAAGAGAGGTGAATATAAATGGCATGTGATTATTGTGCGTATCGTTATTCTTATGATTGTGATGATGGTTGGAATCAGCATAAAAATTGTGAAAGTTTTAAGTTGGATTGGGATAGTTTATCTGATAAAGATAAGAAAACTATTCAGAAGATTTTAGATAGAAGAGGAGGCTAAGTTATGGAACAGATTCAGGAAAATGAACAGTGGAAATTGAATGGCAACTGTGAAAAATGTAGAAGGAATAATTATTGTTCAAAAACATGTACTCGTCATAATAGGCGAATAAGAGCAGAATTTAAAGGTCTTGTTGCAGATACAATGAATAAAATGACTGGTGGTGTAATGAGGGAAGCTATTGATAAGACGGTAAATGGAATTTTTTGGTAAATTAGAAAGGAGATTTACATGAAAGGCTATACAGATTTTGCAATGGGATTTTTGGGAGCAAGTGTAGTAGCAACAAAACCTATTGGTGCAATGAAATTTATGGATTGGAACAAAGTTAAAGAGGTTGTAGAAAGTCATCCTAATTCAATAATTTACGCTGGACTTATGGAAGATTGGAATAATACGAGTGGTCTTATTTATGCAAAAGGCAAGTATTATAACGGATATGTCTATGGTTGTTCAAATTGGGCTACACCAATTGTAGATGTAGATGGTGAAGAAATTGAATGTTGGACTAATAATGAAACTGAATGGGGTTCTGACAAACCTAGTTGGTGGGGTAACGGAGAAAAATTATATGATGCATGGGATTTTGATGAGGACGAAAATTAAATTCCTCAGTAAAACTTCGTTTCCTTTGGATTATAAACGGAGAATATAACAGTAGAAAACAATTAAAAAAAATAAATATAAGAAAGAAGAGGTACAAAACATGGATGGATTTATGAAATTTAAGAAGGCTTTACAGAAGCACTTCGATGAAATGCAGAGAGAAGAAACACATTTATTTGAGGTAAATGTAGATAAGGATGAGTTATGGAATACATATCTTGATAGTTTCCCTGCTGGTACAAATGAGATTTTCAGAGAGCGTAGAGAGCATGATTGCAGTTGTTGTAGACAGTTTATTAAGAATATTGGTTCTGCTGTCACTATCAAGGATAACCAGATTCATACGATTTGGGAATTAAATCTTGGCGATACAACATATCAGCCAGTATGTGATGCACTTGATGCTTTTGTAAAAGCCCATACAGTTACAGATATTTATACAACTAAGTTCCCTAAGATTGGTACAGATTTTAACTTTGAGGAAATCAATGGAAAGTCTCATCAGTGGGATCATTTCTTCTTAGAGCTTCCAAGCAAATTCGTAAATAGAAGTAGTCGTTCTAACGAGGAAGTTAAAGGACAGTTCAGAGATACAAGAAATGTGTTTAAGCGTTCTCTCGATGAGATTACTATGGAAGCACTTGATACAATTCTGGAACTTATCAACTCAAATACACTTTACAAGGGCGAAGAGTGGAAAGGCGTACTCACAGAGTTCAAGAAGTATAAGAAGGAATACGATAAACTGACTTCTGATATTGAAAAGGATTTATATGCTTGGGAGAAGTCGGTAACAGCAGGTATGGCTATCGGTAGAATTAGAAATCATTCTATTGGAACACTTCTTATTAATGTAAGTGAGGATATGGATCTCGATACAGCAGTTAAGAAGTATGAGCAGATTACAGCACCGAGCAACTATAAAAGACCAAAGGCTATTTTTACAAAGAAAATGCTTGAGGATGCAAAGAAGACCATTACAGAACTTGGATATATGGATTCATTACAGAGAAGATTTGCTAATCTGAATGATATTACTGTAAATAATGTACTGTTCTCAAATAAGAGTGCTGCAAGAAGAATGGTTGGTGCAGATGATATTTTTGGGCAGATGGAAAAGGATGTTGCTGTAAGTCCTAAGAAATTTTCTAAGGTTGAAGAGATTTCAGCACAGGATTTCATTGATAAGGTACTTCCAACTGCAAAGGAGATTGAAGCATTTATAGAGAATAAGCATGAGAAGAATTTTGTATCTATGATCGCACCAGTTAATCCAGATGCTAAGACAATGTTCAAGTGGAACAATGGATTATCTTGGGCTTATTCAGGAAATATTACTGACTCTGATATGAAGCAGAATGTAAAAGCTGCTGGCGGTAATGTTGATGGTGTACTCAGATTTTCAATTCAGTGGAATGAAGATGGACATGATAATTACGATCTTGATGCTCATTGCGTTGAGCCAGATAAGAATGAAATTTTCTTTAGTAATTGTAGAAAGCCAAGTGTTTCAAGAATGGGTGGTCAGTTAGACGTTGATATTATTCATCCAGATGGAAAGGTTGCAGTAGAGAATATTACTTGGGAAGACCTGTCAAGAATGAAACCAGGTGCTTATAAGTTCTTTGTACATCAGTATTCAGGAAGCGTAAGGCATGGATTTAGAGCTGAGATCGAATTTAATGGAGAAATTTACAAGTTTGATTACGATAAGTCAATGAGAACTGATGAAAAGGTTCAGGTTGCAGAAGTAATACTTGATGAGAATGGAAACTTCTCAATTAAGGAGAAATTAGCAGGAAATTCATCTATTTCAAGCCGTGAGATTTGGAGTGTAAATACAAATCAGTTCGTTCCTGTATCAGTAATCAGTTATAGTCCAAACTATTTTGACGAGCAGGACGGAATTGGTCATAGACATTTATTCTTCTTCCTGAAGGATTGTGTGAACAATGAAGAGCCTAATGGATTCTATCTTGAGTTCCTTGACAATGATTTAATGAAGCATAAGAGAGTATTTGAAGCTTTAGGGGCTAAATGTCATGTAGCAGACACAAAAGATCAGTTATCAGGCATTGGTTTTTCGATGACAAAAAGAGCTGAATTGGTTGTTAAAGTAAAAAGTAATATTGAGAGAGTGGTGAAAATTAAATTTTAACTAGAGAAGAATTAATTTCCCAATATCAGCTTATAGAGAACACATCTAAAAAATATTATAATGGTTCGATTTGGAACTCTATAAGCTGTGGACGTTTTAAAATAATTGGGAAAACGAATAGATGTAACAAAAAGGGATCGTATATTTATTGTTTGTGTGAATTTGAAGATGGGGCAATCGTTGAAAGTGATTTTACCAACATAAGTAAAGGAAACCTCAAAAGTCCTAATTTTCCAAATGTGTTTAATGTAGGATATTTGGGTCAGGGTAAGTGGAAATGTAAAATAAATGGAAGCGTCACTAAAGAATATACTACATGGCATCATATGATAGAAAGATGTTATTCTGAAAAAGCACATTTAAAAAGTAATGCGTATGTAGGTGTAACAGTTTGTGATAGGTGGCATAATTTTCAGAATTTTTGTGACGATATCGTTTATTTAGATGGATATGATCTTTGGAAAAATGGAGAATATGAATTAGATAAAGATTTTTTGTGTGAGAAATTAGGCTTAAAAAATAAAATATATTCCCCTGTCACATGTAAATTTATTCCAAGACCTATGAATATATCAGAAGCTACAACAAGAAAAAATTTAACTGGTAATACATACGTTGGAATTTCACCAAATGGAACAATATATGAATTTAAAAATAAAAAGAAATTTGCAAGTGAACATACTGACATAAGTTATAGTTCGATTGACAGATGTTTAAATGAAAATAGGAAAATTAAAGGTTGGATATTTAAAATTAAAAATTAGAAAAGGAGATTATTATGACAAACAACGAATTATTTATCAATGCAACAAGAGCAAACTATCAGTTCCCATTCAGAGGAATGATTAATGTAATTGATTTGTGGGATTTATCTCTCACAAATCTGGACTCAGTGTTTAAGACACTTAACGCAGAAGCAAAGAAGTCTGAGGAAGAAAGTCTTCTGAATACCAAGTCAAAGGAAGACGAAGAGGTTTCTAATAAGATTGAAATTGTCAAGTATATTGTTAGTGTGAAGCTGGATGAGAAGAAGAAGAGAGAAGATGCTAAGAAAAATGCTGAGATGAGACAGAGATTGCTTGAAATCAAGGCTAAGAGACAGGATGCAGCACTTGAGAACATGTCTGATGAGGATCTGGATAAGGCACTTGCAGAATTAGAGTAATGATTTATGGGCTGGCTGACGAACAGTTGGTCAGCCCTTTTTATAATTGTGTTAGAGTGAAATTCACGATTCATTAGAAAATTTGAGGAGGTAAAATGTCAAACTTATATGTATATTTAATTCGTTCTCGAAACAAGGATAATAAGGACATTCCAAACTTTAAGGAACGTGCCAAAACAATTCTTGAATACAAAGAGAACGAAGATAAAGTAATTGAATCTTTTAAAAGTTTCGCAGCTAAAGGACTTCCTGGCGAACAGACGAGATTGTATAGGTCGGTCAATTCAAGGAATGAAGAGAAAATCAGAGAAGAGTTGATTATTCGTTTGTTGAGAGATAAGCCAAGTATGACACAGTTTAATCGCACATTAGCATCCGTTGCACAGCAGGTACAAAATCGTGATGAGAGTAAATGGCTGTTTGATTTTGATGTGGATGACAAAGAATTACTTGGTCAATTTAGAACAGATTTGGGATTATTAGGTATTCACAATGACTGCCATAAAACTCCTCATGGCTATGCGGTAATTGCAGAGCATGGATTTGATATAAGAGAACTGATGGAAAAATGGAAAGATTATGATATTACATTGAAGAAAGATGAGTTGTTGTTTTTGGATATGATTACGAATAAGTGAGGTGAAATAAATGACATACAGTGAAGAGAATAAAGACTTATTTACAGTATCAGAAGATTATTATTTAGCACATTGTATCAGTGCAGATTTTGGAATGGGTAAAGGAATTGTAGTTGAATTCAATAAAAGATTTGATATGAAACGAAAATTACAGACAAAATATCCAGATTATATTAACCAGTATACTCATAAGAAAATTGGTGGTGACTGTCTATTAGAGGGGAGAGTATTTAATCTTATTACAAAAGAGAGATATTTTCACAAGCCAACAATTATCACAATGAAATTTGCACTTGAAAAGATGAAACAGATTTGTTTGGATAATAATATCAAAAAGATTGCAATGCCTGTAATTGGTTGTGGTTTAGATAGGCTGAATTGGAACGATGTCTCAGAACAGATTAAAAGCATTTTTGCGGATACGGATGTTGAGATTTTAGTATGTAAGAGGTGAAAAAGTGAAATTAAAGGACAAAATACGAGATAAATTAAGACATTGGTTATTGGAGGATGATTTGTTTCAAGTGGAAGCAGCCAAGAAATCATATAAAGATGCAATAGAAAAATGCAAAGATGCAGAGGAAAGATATAGATATGCCAATATTCAATTATCTGACGCAACCGTTACATATAAAAATTCTTATAAATTAATTGATGATTGTCACAAAATGATGAACTCGATGATAGATGTTGGAACGGATATTGGTTTTTATTCTGATGATCATTCTTGGGCAGTTGTGTGTATTAAAGGACATCCTGAATATGTGAAGTTTATCCCATTATCACATAGAGATGCACATGAGGTACTTGAGTTTCTAAAACATTTCAAATATTCAGATAGAGTAATTGATTCCCCTTTTGCATTTAGAGATATGGTTAATAATTGTATCATGGATAAGCCATTTGAAAAGTAGAGAATAATCTAATATAGAAGTAATTCTATTCACGGCTTATCAGCCAAATTTTTCTATTAATAAATAAGAGAGGTGAAATGAATGAGTAAAAAGTATATTCCACAAATAGGAGATGTTGTTTTGGATAATAATATCCCTATGGTTGTAGTGACTATGAAAAGTTATGAGGATGTTGGAAGTTGCGGTTATGATAGAAAATATTTTCTATGTGAAGAGGAATATTTTTATAAGTTAAGCGGATGTATGACAACAATAGAAGCAATGAGAGGACATGGCAGATGGGTTCAGGTTAGAGGAACAGAATTTCCTAATATTAAACAAGTTATGGATATTGCACCATATGAAATTATTCCAATTCAAGGATTTCATGTAAGACAAAAAGAGGCAAAAACAGTAACAATTTATGAGTAAATAATCAAATATAGAAATTTCTATCTTGGCGATTCAGCCAAATTTTCCAAATAAAAGTAACAAGAAATATTTTTTTCCTATGGTTTTAGCAGACGTGTTAATTCCATAGGATTTTACAACAAAATAATTAAGAAGAAAGGAATTAACAGTAAATTCTAGGATAAATGATTGCGCAATCTCTGTAGATTAAAGGATTTTGACAGAGAATAAAGAAAAAAATAATTATTGTGAGTTAAGTGTATTAAGTTTATGCGATGGTATGTCATGTGGACACATTGCATTAGAGAAAGCAGGATTTAAGATTGGTAAATATTTTGCCTCAGAGATTAAGGACGTGGCAATTAAGGTAACAAAAGATAATTATCCTGACACAATTCACATTGGAGATGTGAATAAGATTACATATAAAGATGGCGTATTACATACAGAAGTCGGAGATTTTGAAACGAATATTGATATTGTAATGTTTGGTAGTCCTTGTCAGAGTTTTTCAAGAGCAATGATTAAAGAGAGGAAGATTGGTCTTGAAGATCCAGAACGTTCAGGTCTGTTTTATGAGTGTAATAGAGTATTGAAAGAAGTAAATCCAAAATATTTTCTTATGGAAAATGTAGTGATGAAACCTGAAGACGAAGCCGTTATTAGTGAAATGATGGGAGTAAAACCTATCAGAATCAATTCTTCTCTTGTAGTAGGACAGCTTAGAGATAGATATTATTGGACTAATATTCCAGGAGTAACAGTTCCAGAAGACAAAGGAGTTACCCTACAGAGTGTACTTAATGACGGATATGTACCAAATAAGAAAGCAAAATGCCTTTGTAAGAATGATTCTCACGGATATTACAACGGCTGTTTTTGGACACCAATTAAGAGATTTCACAGATTCTATTATAAGTCGTTTGGAACAATGGTGTTCCCATCGAAAGAGTATTTTGATAACTGTTTAGAAGTTACAAAGAGAATATTAAATGGAAGAAAGTCTTCTGCAAAAATCTATGATGATTATAATGGGCATGATTTTGATGAAGCAAGATATTTGTGGAAAGATGAAAGAGCAAGATTACAAGGTGTGCCAGAAGAATATGTCAAAAATATATCTGAAAAAGATGCTGCTGATGTACTTGGAGATGGTTGGACTGTACCTGTAATCGCACACATTTTCAGTTTTATGAAATTTTAGCAGAGAATAACAGAATATGAAGTTCCAAGTAAAGCGGAATTTCTTGTGAGTTTCAGAGAATAAATACATATAAAAATAAAGAAAAGAGGTAACAAAATGAGTAAAACACTAATTGTAATTGATATGCAGAATGATTTTATTGATGGTTCACTCGGTACAAAGGAAGCACAGGCAATTGTATCGAATGTAGCAAAGAAAATTAAGGAGTATAAGGATGCTGGTAAGCAGGTAATTTTTACAAGAGATACACATCCTGAGAATTACTTAGAAACATACGAGGGTAAGCATCTTCCTGTTACTCACTGTGTAAAGAATACTGTTGGTTGGCAGATTTCAGATAAGTTAGATTTTGATATTGAGAACGATATTCTGATTGATAAGCCTACTTTTGGTTGGTTAAACTGGAAGGATTTTGGATTTGAAAGCGTTGAGGTTTGCGGATTATGCACCGACATCTGTGTGGTTTCAAATGCACTTATTATCAGAGCAAATTATCCTGAAATTGATATTACAGTAGATGCAAGTTGCTGTGCAGGTGTTACACCTGATACCCATAGTGCTGCATTGGCAACTATGAAGATGTGTCAGATTGAAGTGATTGGAGAGTAGAATATGATTAAAATTAATGGTGATGAAGTAAAAATTGAGCATTTCCCAGACGGAACACAAAGGTTAAATATAAAAAATATATATGAATCAGATTATGCTGATAATAATATTGAATGGTTTTATGAAAAAGAGGAAGAGTTGTCAACATTAATATACATCACAAGACATATTAAAAATCTTCCTTATGTTGGATTATTAAATCTTTATATGTATTATTTGCCAAATGCTAGAATGGATAGAATTCATGAAGATTCTGAGGTATTTACATTAAAAAGTTTTGCTGATGTTATTAATTGGTTAGATTTTGATTACATTGAAATTTTAGATGTCCATAGTAATGTTGGAAAGGCACTTATAAATAATGCAAATTTTGTAAATCCAAAACAATACATTGAAAAGGCAATTGAATGGGCTGAAGATGAAATTGTTGAAGAGGATGAAAATGCGTCACCAGAAACCGTTCTTTATTTTCCAGATGCAGGTGCAGCTAAGAGATATTCAGATCTATTTTCAGAACTTCCATATTGTTATGGTGAGAAGAAAAGAGACTGGAAAACTGGAAAGATTCTTGGGCTAGATATTAAAACAAATGGCATTGATTTAACTGATAAATTAGTGTTAATGATTGATGATATTATCGCATATGGCGGTTCACTTTATTATAGCGCAGAAGAATTAAAGAAACATGGTGTAAGTAAGATTTATGCGTATGCGACACATACAGAGAATTCAATTCTTGATAAAGAAAAAGGAACATTGATCAAGTCTTTGGAGAATAATACAGTAAACAGATTATTTACTACAAACAGTTTGTTTAATGGTAGTCATGAAAAAATTACAGTTATGGAGGTTTAAAATTATGGATAACACAATGGCTTTATTATTATCAGATACTTATAAACAGTGTCATGATCGTATGTACCCAAATGGTTTGACTAAATTGGTGTCGTATTGGGTGCCTCGAAAATCAATGTTAGAGAATCAGAATGAAATGGTTTTCTTTGGATTACAGGCATTTATCAAAGAATATTTAATGGGATATTTTCAGAAAAATTTCTTCGATTTATCGGAAGATGAGATGCTAACTCTTTATACAGATTCGATGGATGTACAGATTGGTAGAGACAACTATGATTTAGATAAAATTGTAAAGCTTCATAGATTAGGATATTTACCACTTGAGATTAGAGCATTGCCAGAAGGCACACTTGTTCCTATGGGTGTTCCTTGTATTGAGATTACAAATACGGATGATAAATTTGCTTGGCTTGTTCAGTGGATTGAATGTATTCTTCAGGTAGAATTATGGAAACCTTGTTGTCATGCAACTATCGGTCATATGTATCGTGAGATTGCAGATTATTGGTATAACAAGACAACAGACGGGTTGCCTGGAAATATGGCTTGTGCAGATTTTGGCATGAGAGGAATGTCTTGTATGGATGAAGCTACAAGATGTTCAGCATCATGGTTGCTTTCATTTAATAAGACATCTACAATTCCAGCAATTAATTATATTGATAGATATTACAATGCCGATTGTAAGAATAATGGTATTGGAATCGGTGCTGTCTCAACTGAGCATTCTGTAATGGGTGCTAATTTCTCAATTGATGGAGATGAGATTACGTTCGTTAAGAGACTTTTAACAGAGTTATATCCAAATACATCATTTAGTATGGTTTCAGATACTTATGATTATTGGAATATGGTAAATAATATTCTTCCACAGTGTAAAGAAGAGATTATGAATCATAATGGAAAGCTCTTGGTTCGTCCTGATAGTGGTGATATTGTAGAGATTTCAGTTAAGACAGTTGAAAGGTTATGGGAGATTTTTGGTGGTTCTGTAAATGGTAAAGGTTATAAGGTATTAAATCCGCATATCGGTATTATTTATGGCGATGGCTGCACACTTTCTAATGTAGAAACTATTTGGAAAGAATTAGAAAAGCGTGGTTTCGCAGCTAATAATATTGCTTATGGTGTAGGAGCTTTTTGCTTCACTGCAATCGTTGAAAACGGCAAGATGATTGTTGTTACAAGAGATACTTTTGGTATTGCAATGAAAGCTACATATGGAGTAATTGATGACAAGAAGTTAATGATTTTCAAAGATCCTAAGACAGATACAAGTCACTTAAAGAAATCTCATAAAGGATGTTGTAGAGTATACGATGATAACGGTGAATTAAAGTGTCAAGATCAGTTACTTGAAATGAGTGATAACAGTTTACTTACTACCGTATTTAAAGATGGAGAATTAGTAAGAGAAGACACATTTGCGGATATCAGAAACAGAATGTACGGAGGTAAGTAATGATTAAAATTATTGATGGAGACTTACTCACTTCGAACACTGATATTATTGCGCACCAGGTTAATTGCAAAGGTGCTTTTAATTCTGGTGTTGCAAAAGCGATCCGTGATTATGATGTGCAAGTGTATAAAGATTATCATAGTTTTTGTTCGATTAATACACCTGAACAATTATTGGGTTCTGTTAGATATTTTCAGTCTAATATTGACGCAAGAATATATGCAAATTTATTTGCACAAAAATCATATGGCTATGACGGAAAACAGTATACAGATATTAATGCTTTAAGAAAATGTTTTGAAAATTTGAGATCATATGCGGTTTTGGAAAATATGAGTATTGCAATGCCATATAAAATTGGATGTGTTCGTGGCGGTGCAAATTGGGAGGAAGTACATCAAATGATAGAGAATATTTTTTATGATTGCAATGTTGAATTATGGAGGCTTGACAAAGGATGATAAATGAATTTAGAGGTAAATATTATTTTTTAAGCAACTTTTATTCTTCTCCTGTTACATATGAAGGACTTACATATTTGAATAATGAAGCCGCTTTTCAATCAGCAAAAACTTTTTCAGATAGAGAATGTTTCACGAATTTAGATCCATCATCTGCAAAGAAACTTGGTAGAAGAGTTCAGCTTCGATCTGATTGGGAAGATGTGAAATACAACGTTATGTACGAAATTGTAAAAGCGAAATTTACTCAAAATTTAAACCTCAAAGCAAAGTTACTTGAGACTGATAATCAGCATCTCGAAGAAGGTAATACTTGGGGCGATAAAATTTGGGGAACTGTGAATGGTGTTGGAGAAAATAATTTAGGAAAAATTCTTATGAGAGTTAGAGAGGAGATTAGACATGAGTAATTTTGATGTAAAAAAAGTAACTAATGATTGCGTTCAGTGGATTAAGGATTTCTTCGAGAAGAACGGTAAAGACTGTATGGCAGTTGTGGGTATCTCAGGCGGCAAGGACTCAAGTGTTGTAGCTGCATTATGTGTAGAAGCTCTTGGCAAGGATAGAGTTTTTGGTGTGATGATGCCACAGGGAAGACAAAGAGATATTGAATATAGTCGTAAACTTTGCAGTTTTTTAGACATTCCACGTACTATTATTCCAGTCGGAACAATTGTGAATGTTGCTGAATATGAAATTAAAACATCATTAGATGAAGAGTTATCAATTCAGACAAAAACAAATCTTCCTGCTCGTATTCGTATGGCTACACTTTATGCGGTATCACAGACAGTAAATGGTCGTGTCGCTAATACGTGTAATCTTTCAGAGGATTGGGTAGGTTATGCTACCAGATATGGAGACGCAGCAGGTGATTTCAGTCCGTTATCACAGCTTACGGTTTCAGAAGTTAAGGCTATTGGTCGTGAATTAGGACTCCCATCAGAATTAGTTGATAAAACACCTACCGATGGTCTTTGCGGAAAGACAGATGAGGATAATCTTGGATTTACTTATGCTGAATTAGATGCATATATCAGAGATGGAATTGAGCCAAGTGAGGAAGTAAAAGTTAAGATTGATTCAATGCATGAGAAAAATCTGTTTAAATTACAGCTAATGCCAAGTTTTGTGTATCAGGCGTAAATGAGATACTATATATAGTGCTTATAGAAAATATAGACACTATATGATTAAAGAATAGGAGAGAAAATCGAATGAATAAAGAGAAACAAATTGAAGTATTAGAAGACCTGAAATCTTATGTAAATGAAAATTGGGATGAGTATGAATACGCAGATGATATAAAGGATGCCAATGTAGCACTAGATGTAGCGATAGCTTTAATCAAATCGTCTAATGTTGCAGGTACATTAGCCATAAATGATAAAAGTTATATAGTTCTTGAAGGTCAAGAATCATAGATTTCTTTGGAGATTTTAGGAGATAAAATTATTATGAATTTAGAATTATGTGATTTATGTCACAAGAAAGAACCAAATAGAAGATTTAAAATTAAAATGTCTACTAAAGGTTACTATAGAAAAACAGAATATGGCGTTGGGTTGTGTGATTTGTGGAAACCATATGAAAAAATTTGTGTTTGTGAAGATTGTACAGAGAAATTGTTTGGTATTAAATCAACAAAAACCCGGCTGAAAGAAATAACAGATATGTTACAGGCAACTACAGTTACGGTAAATAAAGGAGAATAAATCATATGAAGAAGAAAATTTTAGCAGTCGTATTAGGATTAACATTGTGTTTTGGAATGACTGGATGTACTTATGAAGGCAGTAAAAATTATGATGATCATTCAAAGCTCGTTTCGATAGAAGGTAAAAATGATTTATATTATTATTCTACAACTCATGTCGTTTATATAGTATTTAATGAATGTGCAGGGAATTCGGGTTATGGTTATATGTCACCATATTATTCAGAAAATGGTAAGTTATGTACCTATGATACTAATACAAAACAGATAGTTGAAATTGGAGAATAATATGATAGACAACGAATTACGTCAGCAATATAGACAAGCTGTTGATGATTTGAGAATAGCATTTAAGAAGACTTGTTTGTACAAATTTTGCGAAGAAGTTGAGAAGAAATTGAGTAGAATTTTGAATTAGTAAAGGAGAAGGATCGAATATGAAATTTAAAGGAATTAAGTTAAAGGATAATACAGAAGCGGAATTATTAATTACAATTGAAATAGTAAATATTAGCGATGAAGACGAATTAGAAGAATATGGCGAAGAACTGGAAGAAACATTATATGATGAAGTTTTGAATTATGATAATTGTGATGTTTATACGGAATTTGTAGATGATAATCTCTTAAATGTACGTTGTGATGATATTACATTTGATAAAAAGGGAGTAGAACTTATTACAACTATATATAAGGACATTACTGAAGCAAATCTAGCTGATGTTAAAGTAATGATAGGAGTTCATGTCGATGGAGATAAATGGTTTAAAAGAGAAGATGGTTCTGAATATAACGAAGATAGTGTTACATTAGAAGAGTTTTTAAATAATATTGAATATTAAAAAGTGACAGTAAACCGAAGTTTCCTTCGGACGATAAGAAAGAGAGGTAAAATATGGATATTTGTTTAACAGTATTAATTGGATTAATGGGAATTTGTATAGGAGCACTTATTGGGCTTGGAATTTCTTTTAAGATCAATCATGATTATATACTTGGAATGAATGATACATCTGAAAAATTTACAACAAATCTATTAGACATTATGAAGAATTATTTTGATAATATGATCAAGCATGAAGAAAATTATTTTATAAATACGATGACAGGTTTAGCAAAAGCAGTAGATGACATTAACAAAGTATATGAGAAGCCAATTTGGAGAAAGACAGAAGAAGAATTACCACAATGTTCAGGATTATATTATGGCAAAATTAAAGGTAATCTACATGGAGAAAATGCTATGTGGAAAGTAGTATATAACGATAACGAATGGAGCTTATCTGGTTATCCTGATAATAAAGTAGAAATTAGTGAATGGACAGAGATCTATTAAGAGAATAATACATTGAAAGGAGTGAGAGATTTGCTGCAGCATTAAATCATGATTTGCTCTGAGTAAGAAATGTTGGAGATTAACAAAATATACAACGAAGATTGCCTTGAAGGTATGAAAAAGATTGATGATAAGTCGATTGACTGTATAATCACGGATCTTCCTTATCAGCAAACTTCAAGGAATAAATGGGATAAGATTATTCCATTTGAGCCATTATGGGAACAGTATGAAAGAATCATTAAAGACAATGGTGCAATTATTCTATTTGCGAATGGTATGTTTACTGCAGATTTAATGCAGAGTAATCGTAAGCTTTGGAAATATAATCTGATTTGGGAGAAAACACAACCAACAGGATTCCTAAATGCTAAGAAAATGCCATTACGCTCACACGAAGATATCTGTATTTTCTATAAGAAACTTCCAACATATAATCCACAAAAAACAACTGGACATCCAAGAAAAGTTAGCAAAGCAGAACATAAGACTAATTGTAAGGAGACTACTGATTATGGAGAACATGGTCTTACTACTTATGATAGCACAGAAAGATATCCTAAGTCGGTATGGACATTTGCAAAGGATATTCAAAAGTCTGCACTTCATCCGACACAAAAACCTGTAGCACTGATTGAAGAGTTGATTAAGACCTATACCAATCCAGGAGATTTAGTTCTTGATTCATGTGCAGGAAGTTGTACAACTGCAGTTGCAGCTTTGAATATGAATAGAAATTACATATGTTTTGAGAAGGATAAGGATATTTTTGAAGTAGGAAGTAAGAGAGTTATTGAATATGCTCATCAGGATTTATTAATGAGTGCAACATAAGAAGTAATGAAAGAAATCTTTCATTCGGTCAGGAGGTGTGAAATGTTAGATATTTGTTATGAAGCATTTGAAGATTTAAAAGACGATATTGAGAATAATGATTTTATAGAGACAAAATATTTAGACACATGGGATTTTGAGGATGAATATTCACATAATCATATTGATGAAAATCGAGATAAATTCATTGATATGGCAAATGAATATTTTAAAGAGAATAATTTACCATATGTTATGCGAGAAGTATGCGAAAACGCAATGGTATGTGATAAGGATGGAGAGATTTTAAGAAGAGGAAAATAATACAGTGAGGTGATTTTACATGAAAATTTTATCATTAAACAACGAACATATTAAAAAGGATACAGAAAACTTAGGATATGGATGTGTTTGTCCTAATTGTTGTACTGCTTTTATTTTTGATAGTAAAGATATTATTAGACCACGAACACCTTTTCCTGATCCTAAAGATTGTAAAGTTGTATGTCCTAACACGAGTTGTCACAGGATATTGTCAATGGATAATCCATGTATCCATGCTTTTAAAAATAGTGATGAAAAATATGAATTTGAACACAGATATGACGAGTAGGAGAACGAATAAATGGCTGATAAATTAATAAATAAACAGTTGGTAGACATTGACGAATTATTGCAGTTTCTATCAGATAATGGATTTGATATTGATGATGGAGTTTGGAACAAACATGAAATGTCTTTAAGAGAGGTATTTGACGAGTACAAGAAGAATACTATTCCAGATGTAGAAATTGGACAGACTGTATGGGTTATTAGTAAGGATTATCATGATATATATTCAATTAAAGAATGTCATGTACATAAGAAACAGATTAGAGCAAGGTATACATTTTCTGTGAGAGGTAGACATTATTATTGTGGAACTTTTACGAAAAACAGTATTGGCAAAACTGTGTTCTTTTCAAAAGAAGCTGCTATTGAGTCAGTGAATGGTAAGGAATATAAGCTGGAAGAGTGGACTTGAAACTCGCATTTCACAAGGAGGCAAAATATTGAGGATTGGTGACAAAGAAAATGTTAATGAAATCACACTCAGACATAAGGGCAGAGATATTAAATTTGAATGTTTTATCAAACCATTTCCTTACGCAGAAAGATTGGATTTAAAAGAAAAAGATCCAGTTGAGATTCTTTTTGATGATTTGACAGAAGTAGATGCATTAATTGATATGTTAAAAAGATTCAAACAGGAGTCACAGGAATATATAGGCGTTTGGAAGAGGAGTGGAAATTAAATGGATATTTATAATACAAAACGAAGAAAAATTAAATGTGTTAGAAACGATGATGACGTATGGGGTGGTGGCGGTGAAAATCATCACTTATTGGAAGTTGGTAAAGAATATACATTGGAAGATATTGTAGTTCATTCTTGGCACACAATTGTATATATAAAAGAGTTTCCAGATGTGGAATTCAATAGTGTTGCATTTGAAGAAATTGAATAGGAGGGAAATCATGTATCAGAATTGTTGTAAAAAGTGTGGAAGTGTTGCACTTCATACAGAAGTAAAAGGTAATAATACAGGATTGTATTGTGATGATTGTGGTGCTTGGGTGAAATGGCTTGGCAAGGATGAACTGAGAGCATTTGAATATTCTCAGAAATCAAAGTTACCAAAGACAAGTTGTAACATTCCAATGCCAAAAGTGGCTGTTGTTGGTGCTCCTGGTATTATTGCAAAAATCAAATTATGTGGTGGTGCTTTTACAATTAATGTAGACGAAACAATGCAGTGGAAGAAACCAACTGATGAACAGATTAAGAATTTGCATGATATGTTATGTATTGATGTGGAAATGTTAGGAGAATAACCATATGGAAGATTCAGTGAGATTTATGCTGTTTTACGCCTCAATACTATTATCTTGTAAGGATGAAGAATTAGCTGATTTTATTGATAATACAGCAAGTGTTAATTATGTTGGTGGAATTCCAATTGATTTACATGAATGTTCTATTGAAGAATTAAGTGGTATTAGAGAAGGATTTGTGAGGCAAGTTCTGAGTCAAGCAAAAGATGAACTGGATAAATTGGCAACAGTGCAGCCATTAAGATATAAGCCTGAATGTGATGGGCAAATTGATATATGGAATGAATTTCATAGATTAAATGGAATAGTAAGAATGAAAGATACTGTTGTTAGATTGGTTAAAGAAGGAGAATAATTATATGAGCAAGAAAGAAGAATGGATGGTTCATATTTGGGGTGGTGCATGGAATCACGATGCCAATCCATCCATCGAGAAAGATTTAGGTATAAAAGAGGGCTATTACTATTTTAATACTGAAGAAGAAAAGAACAAGTTTATTCAGTTAATCAGACAGGATAAATATGAGAAACAAGGACTGGCAACTGATTGTAAACATGGAATTATGACTCATAAGAGGACAATTTTTGTTGCCACTCTTAAATACAGGGACAAAACATTTGTCATTCATTATGACTTAGGATATGAATATCCAGAAGATAGCGCAATTTTTTATTTCACAGAAGGTAATTTTGGTTGTGATTGTAATAGAAGCCTTGCTATCAGATGGGAATATGGAGAAGATGCTATTCCTGAATTACCTTGTGGAGATGAGATTGAAATGACAGATTATCATGTCGAGTATCAAGATTAGTAAAGAATAATAAAAAGCAAGGTCTTAAAAATAAGGGCTTTTGAAAATGAATTTTGACTTGAAATTTTGGTTTCAAGGTTTGTCCCGAATATTATATAATTTTCGGGACAAAAAGAGAATATATCAATGTAATTATAATTAAGGAAAGGATAAATGTTCACATGTGAGTAAAGCTGCGCAGCTACTAATGGTGAACAAATTTGAAAAATAATACAGAAAAAGATTGGACAGGCAATAAGAATAGTATTTTTAAAACTTTAGGTGCAAGTAATCATACTGATAAGGAAAGACAGAATGAAGATTATTATGCGACAGATCCTATTGCAATTGATGTTTTATTGAAAGATGGCAATGTCACATTTGACAAACCTATCTGGGAATGTTCCTGTGGCGAGGGACATTTATCTGAAAGATTAAAGAGCTTCGGCTATGAAGTTCGTTCCACCGATCTAATTGATAGAGGTTATGGCGAAGGTGGAATTGATTTTCTTACATATAATCAGCCTTGGAATGGCGATATCTTAACAAATCCCCCATACAAATATGCAAAAGAATTTATCGAACATGCAATGACATTAATTCCTGATGGTTGCAGAGTATTTATGTTTCTTAAAGTTCAGTTCCTTGAAGGAAAAGCTCGTAAAGAATTATTTAAGAAGTATCCACCAAAATGCGTTTACGTTTCAAGTAGTCGTATTTTATGTGCAAAAAATGCTCTTTTTGATGAGATGAGAGCAGGTGGTGGTAGTGCGGTCGCTTATGCGTGGTACGAGTTTGAAAAGGGTTATACAGGTGAAAGTAAACTAAAATGGATAAACTAACGCAAAGATTAAATGAAGAGATGAATAGTTGGATTGGTGATTTAGTCACCAATTCTGACTTATCAAGTGAGAAACTATTAAAACAATATTCATATGAGTATTGCATTAAAGAAGAAATTATTAACTATTTTTCAGAGAATATTATATCAGACAACTTTGAAGAATTCTTATTAGATAAAGAAGATACATTATCTTACTTATATGTTGAGTATATGAAAGATGATACGGCAAATATTCATAATGAGATAGAAGGATTTGTAAGTAATCTCTATTATCGACTTAAAGCAATCTCTGAAATGCCCTAAAATCAAGGCTTTCAGAGGTTGAAAAAGCCAAGGAAAACCACGTTTCTTATGGTTGTGAAAATAGGTGAGAAAAATATATTGGGGTTTAAATATTGAAGAATGGGAGTTTAAAAATAATTATGAAGACATCTATTTTCTGCTTCATTGTTTATACAATGCAAAAACTGAGTTATATGACAGAACTCTTACTGATATGAGAAGTAGGTATGATCCGACTGAAGCATTTATAGAGGGCTGGAATAGAAGTAGATCGAATTGGTATTCCAAGAAATTATACGATAAATGTGTGAAATGCATTGAGTTAAAAACAAGAGGTCATTTTGTACACAGACATTGGAAAGAATGCGTTTGGAAGTACGAAGGTCTTTCAGCACAAGGATGGATAAATTTATATCAGCAGTTGATCAAAGAAAATAAATACGACAGTTGGATATTGGAATATATAGAAATTGGAGAATAACAATATGAACAAGAGACAGAGAAAGAAATTATTTAAACAGACACTTATTAAGGTTAGAAAACTGCATCCACAGAAGGGTGATGTGATTTGTTTTCAGCCAGATTTAAATTGGATTGATGTCGAGACTATGTGTCAGTTTATGAATTTATACGCTGACAATAAAGTTTTTGGTGAAGCAATATTGACTTTTGTACCTGCTGATATTAAGCAGCTTAGACATAAAAAGGATGCTCAGATATATGTTGATAAATTACAAAGCATTGTAGATCAGATGGGAGAATAAATGATTAGTCAAGTTGAGTCAGAAAGTATAGATGTTGGTGAAAAGAAATATTATCTTGTAACTCCTGAAGGTCTAATATTTCATGAAATTCCATTTGAAGAAATACACAACTTAACAAGAGAAGTATGGGTATCAACCTGCCCTTGTTGTAGTGGAATTCAAGGATATTATTATTCAAAAAATGAAGCCAAACGAAATAGCAAATTTTGTATTCAATGTAGGTGTACTCATTTGTTTTTAGTAAAGAAATACAAAGGATATTATAAACAGAATGTGAATTTTAGATTATTAACAAAGGGTTATAAGGAATATAAGGGAGTTAAATATCCTTATATGAATATTCATGGTTAGAGGAATGAAGCATTTTCTTTGGAGTTTTGGAAAAATAAGAGAGAATACATAGGTGACGACATTAAATTATAAGGAGATATGTTTTATGCGAAGAAAAGATAAAAAATTTAAAATCCAATACAAAGTCGATGATAAGGTATTGTCTTTGAGGTTTGAGACAATACGGGATTTTTTAGAAACCGATTTCCCTAAGAATAATAATCCAATGTCACCTACAAACGATACGGAATTATTATCCGTAACTTGGCACAAGCAACCGCTATTTGAAAAATGTTTTAAATTAGGTGAAGTAAAAACGCTTTTAAAAGATTTTAATCCTACAAAATTACTTAGGAAAGAAATCTATTCAATAGAAGAAGTCAGAGATAAAGTAAAGGATGTTTTATTTGAGAAAGATAAAAAACTTGCAAAAGTTGATTTTGATGGAGATTTGATTAAGGGCAATAGCCAAAGATACCAAACATTTTTTACTAAAGGTTGTAAATGCGTAGTTTGTGGAATTGAAGGAAAATATTTTGCAAAAGAAAGACATTTACAGGATAAAAGTTATCATCTAAATTTGTATGCAGTTGATGATAATGGTGATGAAATTTTAATGACAAAAGATCATATTATGCCACGCTCAAAAGGTGGTATTGATGATATTAGTAACTATCAAACAATGTGTAAGCTTTGTAATGAAGCAAAAGGTAACAAATTAGAAGATTAAAGAAGAAAGGAAAAATAGAAAAGTTCCTATAGGATAAAGTGCGCACTACTTACTAAGGTAAGAGGAACTTATGTATTGTGCTTATATCACAACATTAAAAGGATTAAGAAAACATAGTAACGCTGATAGGTTACAGTGTGTAGAGGTATTTGGACAGAATGTAATTGTAGATTTGAATTATCAGGAAGGACAGAAAGTAGTATTCTTCCCATCTGACGGTCAGTTATCACTTGAGTATGCAGCAGATAATAACCTTGTCAGAAAGAAAGATGAGAATGGAAACAACATTGGTGGTTATATGGATGCTGAGAAGAGAAATGTAACCGCTATTAGACTTAGAGGTGAGAAGTCAGAAGGACTTGTATTACCTGTTGAAACACTTTCTAAGTATACAGATATTTCAAAATTAAAAGATGGCGATCAGATTACAGTTCTTGGTGGTCATGAGATTTGTCAAAAATATATTCCAAGAGGAAAAAATCGTTCAAGAGGTAATGGAAATAATTTAAAGAAGAAAAATAAGTTTCAGAAAGAAACAGTATCATATCCATTTTTTGAGGAGCATAAAGATACTGCACAGCTTGCATATAATATATCAGCATTTAAGCCAGGAGATACAATTTATATTACTCGTAAGCTCCACGGAACATCGGCTCGTACTATGAAGACTGTTAAGGTTACAAAGAAGAATAGTAAGCTGAGAAAGTTTTTACATATGAAGCCAAAGGTTATAAGAGAAGTTTCTGTTGTATCTGGTAGCAGAAGGGTTGTGTTAAAGGATATGACAAAGAATGATGAATATTATTCTGATAATAGATTTAGAAAGAAGTACCACGATTTATTAAAAGACAAGCTTCCTGAAGGTGCTGAAATTTTCTATGAAATTGTCGGATATGTAAATGAAACAACACCAATTATGGGTTCAGTATCTAATAAGGGAGTTAAGGAAAAAGAATTTACTAAGAAATTTGGTGACACCACAACATTCTCATATGGCTGTGACCAAGGCGAAAATGAGATGTATGTATATCGAATGACAATGACAACAGCAGACGGAACAGTTGTTGAAGTGCCTTGGGAAACTGTAGAAGTATGGTGTGACAAGTTGGGCGTTAAGCATGTACCTGATTTAGAGAAGTTTATTTTTACTACACCAGAAGATTTGAAAGAAAGAGTAAATAAATATCTTGATGGTATGCCAGCAGATGAAATCGGTAAGACACATGTTGCTGAAGGTGTAGTTGTTCGTATTGATAACAGAGCAACATTCACAGCTTATAAGGATAAGGTGTTTGAATTTAAGGTAATTGAGGGGATTGCTAAAGATACATCTGATGTGCCTGATATGGAAGAAGCTGAAGAGTTATTCGAGGAGACTTTAAATGAATAAACCTACATTGTATATTATGTGTGGTTTGAGTGGTAGTGGCAAGTCAACCATTACCACTCAGATTGCCAATGAGAATCCAAATACAATAATCGTATCATCCGATGCAATTCGTGAGGAATTGACTGGTAATTACGAAAATCAAGAACATAATAAAGAAGTATTCAAAATTTTTCATGATAGAATCCGTAAGAATTTGGAGAATAAAAAGAATGTAATCGCAGATGCGACTAATCTGACTATGAAATCTCGCAGAGCAATTATGATGAAAGTAAATGGCTTAAATGTCAGAAAAGTATGTGTAATTATTCCAAAGCCATTTGAACAGTGCAAAAAAGATAATCTACATAGAGAACATCCTGTACCTGACTTTGTGTTGGATAAGCAGATTAGAAAATTTCAGATTCCGTTCTACGAGGAAGGATTCGATGAGATTATTATTCATAATTTATTAAATGATTACGAACCAAATGATATTCCAGATATGAGAGGATTTGATCAGAAAAGTCCGCATCATACAATGAATTTATTTGAACACTGCAAATATGCATCAAGATTATTTTCTACAAAATATGCTTATCCTGCAAGATTCAGAATAGGTGCTTTGTATCACGATTTAGGCAAATTGAGTACACAAACATTTGATGAAGATGGGATAGCTCATTATTATCAGCATCATTGTTACGGTTCATATCAATACATGACAGCTATGTATCATGTTAATTCTGATGTTGTTTTAGATACATGTTTCCTCATCAATTACCATATGATGCCTTTTAGTTGGGATACTGATAAAGCAAAGCAGCGTTGGAAAGAAAGATTTGGAGAATATAAATATAAGATGCTTTTAGATTTTAACGAATGTGATAGAGCGAGGTAAGTGTATGTGTAACCGTTGTAATTATGATTCACCTGACAATCAGATATATGTTGATCCACTGACAAATGAATATTATTTGGATATTGAAACTTCTGAATGGGATGAATATGACGATGGATTTGTTCATCAGAAAGAATATATTTCGTATTGTCCTTGGTGTGGAAGGAAATTAGGAGAATAAAATAAAAGAGGTGATTTGATGAAATGTAAAGATTGCCTTTATGGATATGAAGACTTTGAAAAATATAAATCATACATTGACGAAGAAGATATTGAGAACTGTGTTTGGTGCGATAAAGTTGGTGGCAAGGTTTATTCTTTTGGTCATTGTAGTGATTGGTATGAACACGATGAAGAAAAGCATAAGAATCATTCCAAGAAAAAGAGAATGAATAAGCGTGAGAGATATTTAAGGCATCAAAATCATCTCAAATATTTAGAAAGAGTGTCGTGTAGATATCCTTATGCTGTAACATATAAAGATAAGATATTGATTAAAGGTTTGGGATATGTTGAAAATCCAAAACCATATTATAAAAGATGGTATAGAGGTAAAAGAAGCAGTTATTTGAAGCGACAGTCCAATAAAGCGATTCGCAGATATAAGGGTGAATTACACAAAGGTTATCAACATATTCATAAAATTTATGATTTTTGGTGGAAATTTAGCTAGGAGAATAAATATGAAGATAGAGCTAATCAAGTTAAAATTCAATGATACACATTCATACAAGTACAAGCCATTTAAACATTGCTGTGATGAAATCCAGAATGATAAAGCCATCATTTTCACAGATGAAGATTTAATTTATAGTGATGATTGTTGGGATGATGAAAGATATATTCCGAGATTCTGTACTTCATATACAGAAGTTATTACATCATATGAAGACGAATTTGTACAGACAGACAACTATCCAATTCAGTTTTGTCCGCACTGTGGTGAGAAGATTGGGATTGAAGTCGTAGATGAGATTGATGTATCTGAAAAGTATGATGAACTGACTAAGCAGCGTATTGAATTACGGAAGAAGTGTCAGAGAACAGATAGTAAGAAAGAAGAGTATGATTTAAGAAAGCAAGTTAGAAAATTAGATGACCAGATTAATGATTTTTATGAGTTGGGAGAGTGGAAAGGAGAATATTAAAATGGGAAACAGATTATTACTTGAGAATGATGTTATTAAAGCAGTTGATAGGCACACAAACAGATATGGCAATCTTGATGATGATATTAGGTGTATCCTTGAAGAATTAAAATCACCAATCCTTGTTGGTTCAAAGGAGGCAATAAATAACTTAAAAGTAGAAAATAAACCAGTACAGAAACAGAAGCGAGTTCAGTTATTCGAGAATGAAGATGTCGTATTAGAACAACGTGGTAATAGATATTACTTATCTTTGTATGACAAGGAAGGGAAATTCCAGCGAGAAGTTACTATTGATGTGAAAGATGATTATAAGGTTGGGCTTGGAAACAGCAAGTAAAGGAGATTATTATGGCAATGTTTAAGAATTTTAAAGATGATGAGTTGATTGTAAGCTGTGAATGCGGTTGTGATGAGGGTATCCATTTTAAAATCGCCGATTATGAAGATGGAGATTACGCTTTTTTGACCTATACGAATGGCAATTTTTATACTCAGCAAAGACCATTCTTTGAAAAGTTGAAGAAAATTTGGGCGATTATTAGGAATAAGGATTTTTATTATTCGGATATTGTGTTTACAAAAGATGATTTTAATAAGTTTAAGGAATGGATTAATAGAAAGTAGAGGTAAGTAAATTCAGGTTTCCTTTGGTAACAAAGAGAGAATATTAAAGCAAGGAGGTAAGAAAAATTGAAGAGACAGATTCGTAGAGGTGTTTTCGAGACAAATTCAAGTAGTCAACATTCGCTTTGTATTATGAAAAATAATGAGCGTTATACACCAGATGAGATTGCAAGGGACTTTTATTTGTGGGATGACAAAGAAACTGGCGAGAAAGATTGCGAATGGCATATTTGGGATCATGATATGGAGTTTGGCAGAAGTCCATTTAGAGCATTAGGTAATTTTCATGACAAGTGGTTGTATGCTTGTGCTTCATTGGTGCATGAGTATAATGATGAGAATTATAAGAAACTTGAAGCACTTGCATTAAAATATGTTCCTGGTCTTAAAAAGATTATTATTCCGATGATTTCAGATTCAGTCGCTGATAAAAATCATCCAGAAAATAAAGATAGTGATTATGCACAGGAATATGGTAAGACAGAGGATGAGCTTAACGAATGGCTTGAACAGAAAGAAAAGGATTGGGGAATTGACACAATCGAATATTGGGAAACCGACAATGGATATTTTCATTTTGAGAAACCATGTACAGGATATGTTGATGTAGATATACTTAGTGGTTTCCTTAAAAAAGAGAATATATCATTAGAGGAATATCTAACAAATAAGAAATATGTTGTTATTCAAGATGGTGACGAATATGGATATTTTGGAGATATGAAACGTAGTGGTTTGATTAATTTGGATGCTATTGATCATGAGTATCCAAGAGCATATGGAACGGAGGATTAATTTATGAAGAGACAGATTAGACGTGGAGTTTATGAAACTAATTCATCAAGCACACATTCACTTACAATGTGTAGTGAGGAAGAATTTGAACAGTGGAAGAATGGTGAACTTCTTTTTGATGAATGGGGTTATGAGTCATTTGTAAAAGCAAATAGTTTATCAGATGATGATAAGAAATATGCAGCACAAGACTATGAAAATCACAAAGATGATTTTTCTAAAGATTGGTCAGACTTGTCAGAATCTGCGAAAGAAAAGTATTATAGCAAATACGCAAAAGAGAACAATATTGTAGACGAGGATGCTAAAACCTATGAGGAGTGGCAGCACGATGATCTTGAAACATTTGTAAATAGATATACAAGTAAAAGTGGAGATAAAATTGTTGCGTTTGGTAAGTATGGATACGATGGTTGATTTAATTTAGGAGGATTTTAAGAATGGAATTATTAGGAAGATACATAAATGGTAACTTTAAAACCACAATTTTGAGCGATGGAACAAAGATCAGAGAAACAGAAGATGATGAGTTTTTGCCAACTTTTGCAGAGAATATGGATATAAAAATTTGTAATTTTTGCGATATGGGATGTCCATTCTGCCATGAAGGTAGCACAACAGATGGAAAATTTGGAGATATTTTGAATGAGAAATTCATTAACACACTTCATCCGTATCAGGAAGTTGCTCTTGGTGGCGGAGATGCTACAAGTCATCCTGACTTAATTCCATTTTTACAGAAACTCAAAGATAGAAAAGTTATTGTAAACATGACGGTAAATCAGATTCATTTTGAGAAAAAACAAGAACTTATTAAAAAGCTTGTTGATGAAAAACTTATCTATGGTCTTGGTGTATCACTTGTAAATCCCACAGAAAAATTTATCGAACTTATTAAGAAATATCCAAATGCGGTTATTCATGTAATCAACGGGGTATTAAAGCCATCAGACGTAGAAGCTTTGGAGAATAATAATCTGAAGATGCTGATTCTTGGTTATAAACATTTAAGACGTGGTGATGATTTTTATTCAGAAGATCATGAAAACATTATTGTAAAGCAGAATTGGCTATATGAAAATCTTGCAGATATTATTGAGAAATTTAAGGTAGTTAGCTTTGATAATCTTGCCATCGACCAATTGAATGTTAGAAGATTGATGTCTGATGATGAATGGAATGAGTTCTATATGGGCGATGATGGAACAATGACTTACTACATCGACATGGTTGAGCGTAAATTTGCAAAAAGCTCAACGGCGGCATTTGATAAGAGATATGACTTATTGGATTCAGTAGATGATATGTTCCAGAAGATTTTATCTGAGTAACTTCACAGGAAAGCAACATATCCTTGGATTTTAAGAGAATAATACATTGGAGGTGAAAATATGTATCAGAATTGTTGTAAGAAATGTGGAAGCATTTCACTACATACAGAAGTAAAAGGCAATAACACAGGACTTTATTGTGATGATTGCGGCGCATGGATCAAATGGCTTGGTAAAGATGAATTGAGAGCTTTTGAACATTCTATGAGAGAAGCAACAAAAGAAGAAAACGAAGCTGTTGATAAGTATTTAGAAAGCATATCAGAACCAACAGGTTACAATATATATGAAGATTCAACAATTATTGAAAGACTTAACAGGTTTATAGATGGTATTGATGAAGCTATTGATAGCGTATACGACAATCCAACGGCAGAACACGACAAACTTATCTATAATAACGCATATGCTTTTGCTTTAGAAAAATGTAAAACAGGTATTCAGAATATCATTGAAGGTAGAGAATTTAATGATTCAGAAGAGTCGCAGTAAACCAATCTTTCTTTGGAAAATTTTTAATCGTATCTAAGCCATTCGGCTATGGGAATCCCAACAAATAAGAGAATATTACAGTGTAACTAATAAAAATATTACATATAAAGGAGATTTTAAATGAAGAACACAAATTGGAAAGTGCCAGTAATTATTGGCGTAGGAGTATTAGCGGTTATTTTGATGATTGTATTTGGTGTACAGAGTTCGCAGAATAAAGCTATTGCACTTGAGGAGCAGGTAAATACAGCATCATCAGATATTAAAGTACAGGAAAAGCGAAGAGTTGACCTTGTGTATAACCTTGCTGATTGCGTAAAACAGTATGACAAACATGAAGCTGATACATTGACAGCAGTTGCGGATGGTCGTGGATCAACAGGAGATATTGAGAATGTAACAACAGCTATTACGGCAGTTGCAGAAGCATATCCTGAGCTGAAGTCCAATGAGAATTATAAGACTCTTATGAATGAATTATCTATGACAGAGAATATGATTGCAGAGTATCGCAGCAATTACAATAAACAGATTAAGGAATACAAACGATATGTGAGAAAGTTCCCTACAAGACAGTTTCTTGGATTGCTTGGATACGAAGTGCAGGAATATGAGTATCTGGATTACAATGCGCCAGTTGATGCTCCACAGGATTTGTTTAAAGAGGATTAGTATATGAGATATGGTTTTGATTTTGGCGATTTTGAAATAACAAAACGTGAAATCTTGGCTAGTATTTCTATCATTGCAGTTATGATTCTGTTTGGTATTCTGATTTCTTCTAAGATTTCAGAACACCAAATGGATAAAAATGAAATTTATAACAAAGCTGTTAAGATAGAAAGTCAAGAAATGTTCCAATATGGAATGGATACAAATGTTGGTAATGCATTTGTATATGGTGATTTGAAAGCAGTAGATGCAGTTACATATCCTGAAATTAGTGGAGAATATATGTATGTAGAAAAAGTCAAAGAGCGATACACAATGCATACAAGACAAGTAGCTCATACAAGAACTGTTAATGGCAAATCACAAACTTATTATACAACAGAAACATATTGGACTTGGGATAGAGTCGGAAGTGAAAATATTAAGTGTAAAGAAGTATCATTTTGTGGAGTAAATTTCACAAGTAATAAAATTAATTTACCTGGTACTGATTATATTGACACAATTAAAGAGTCGAGTCATGTAAGATATAAATATTATGGTGTTGGTACTGAATATAAAGGAACAATTTTTACAGATTTGAGAGATAAAACCATTTCTGATAACACATCATTTTATAATAATTCGACTATTGACGAGACGATAGAAAGATTAGAATCTGATTTTCCAATTATTATTTTCTGGTTCTTTTGGGTTATTTTAATCGGTGGAATGGTATTTGGGTTCTACTATTTGGATAATAGGTGGTTAGATTAAGGATAAGAAAGGAGAACAAATGAGTAGCAGTGGCATTTATGGAATAAGAAAAGATTATACAGGAGAAGAGATATTTGAATATAAAAACTCATGGTGGTTTTCTCCTATAATTTGGAGTGTCTTACCAGATAAATATATTCATGATTACATTCAAACACCATTTGGTTTTAAAAAGGGAATTATTGGAATGGATGGGAACGATGTATGGACAAGAACTAACAAATCCATTAATGAGTGCGATAACACACCTGATAGGGTTTGTTGGGAGATGTCGAATCAACAGATTTTTCATACATCTGACAAACAAATTATTTCAGATTCTATTATGCAATTCTTAAAACAAAATGATACTTATGATGTATCAGAAGAAGATAATGTTCCCGTTTTAAAAAGAGAACATATCATTGAGAGATTTACAGAAATAGCAAATGATATTTTATCAATTGATGAAAATGAATTTCCATATTTTGTATTTAAAAATACAACAGTGGATGATGGTGTTGAGAGATGGTTTGAAAAATATGACGAGGAATCTGATGAATATGTTTCGTGTGCAATGTCAGAAAATACAGATGATTTTTATGCAGAATTTGTATTTTTCAAAGATGGAAAAATTAACAAATTTGTAAGTAACAAAGATTATCAGTTTGAATCATAGAAAGAAATTTTTCTTTCTTGGGAGGTGATTAATATATTTCGTATAGAGAAAACTGAAGTTGTAAATGGATGTGATTGTTGGGGAAGACCAGAATATGATGATGTATATGAAGTTTATTGTAATGATGAATTTGTATGTCGTATGTCAAGTGATCCAACAATATTAGTTGATAAGATAAATGATGTTTTAAATAGTTATAGGAGAATAATTATATAGGACAGCTAATTAATAAAACAGTATTATGAAAAATCGGAGGAAAAAGAATGAAAAGAGGAGATATTATTGAATTAATTGAGGATACAACATTTTATAAAAAAGGTAAGAAGGCTTATTTTATTGGTAGATCAAATTTTAATCCTAATAAAATTGAAATTGTTTGGGTTGGTGAAGAACAGGCTTATAAAGATGGCGATATAGACGAATTTCCAGCTAGATTGTTTAAGCAGGTTGAACATGGCGATAGGTGATGGAAGAAGAACATATTCAGATAGTACATTAAAGTCTATGACAAAAGATGAGCTGATTGATATTATTCGCTGCTTAGAAAGTAATCTTAGAAATGCACATGAGACAAATGATATTCAGTATGAGAATTGTAAGAGGTTGCTAAGTGAAAATGGGATAATTCAAGGTGGATATAAGAAGAAAATTGATGAACAGACAGAGGCTTGGATTAAAGCAGGATTGACATTATCAGAAGCAGACAAAGAAGAATTGATGAGAATGTCGCAGTTAAGAGAATAAGTAATTGTAAACAATAATTTTATATCATAGGAGGAAATAAATATGATGAACAATTTTTTAAATGGCATGTTTGGTAAGGTAGGAAGTGGAATGTGTAGACTTTCTATGAATGGTGGAATTGCAGTTAAGACAAATGGTGGTTATAAGACATATAACATCAAGACTGGCAAGCTCACAAACTGTAGTAACTTTGTATTTGATATTGGAGAGGAATTCTTCTTTATTATTCCAACTAATAAGGTAGAGAAGGGTGACATCATTCTTGTAAATGGTAAGCCAAGATGTGTTATTGAAGCCGATAAGACAAAGATTACAGTAATCAATTATGAGGACTCAACAATTGAAACCGTGCTTCCTGAAAGACATGTATTTATGGGCAATACATATTTTTATGGAAAGATTGTTTCGATGTTTGGAAGTGATGTTATTAAAGGTAAGAAAGGTACAAATAATATCTTTAAGTACATGATGCTTTCTCAGATGATGAAAAGTGATAATGGTTCTGCTGGCATGATGAATGGCAATGGTGGAATGAGTTCTATGTTACCACTTATGATGATGGGTGGAAATATGGGTGATATGTTTGACGGAATGTTCGACTTTGATATGAGTAGCAATGATGACGATGATACAGAAGTAGATGAAGAGGAGGAGGCATAATATGGGATGCGGTTCATGGACAAGAGATAGTTATGTAAGTTATTCAACAACAAAGGGTATGAGTGTTTCAACGGATGGTATGATTAGAGGTTCTTATTCTAATCAGGACATGTTTAAGGCAAGAAATATTGATTCTGCACTTGATCCTAAGAATGTTATTAGAGAGTGTTGCGATACAGAGGAACATCCAAACACAATTCCTGTTATTCTTGCACTTGATGTAACTGGTTCTATGGGACAGGCTGCCGTTGAAGTGGCAAAGAAGTTAAATGTAATTATGACTAAGTTATATGAAAAGGTTACAGATGTTGAGTTCCTTATCATGGGTATTGGTGATTTAGCTTGTGATAGCTATCCAATTCAGGCTTCACAGTTTGAGTCAGATATTCGTATTGCTGAACAGCTTGACAAGATTTATTTTGAATTTGGCGGTGGTGGAAATAGTTATGAATCCTACACAGCAGCATGGTATTTCGGTTCTCGTCACACAAAGCTTGATTGCTTAAACCGTGGAAGAAAAGGAATTATTATTACAATGGGTGATGAGCAGTTAAATCCATATCTTCCATTTAAGAGTAGAGGTCATGGCTTATCAGAGGTGACAGGTGATAACCTTCAGTCTGATGTAGAGACTAAGGATTTATACGAAGAGGCTTCTCAGAAGTTTAACATTTATCATTTAGATGTAAATCACGGTCACAGATGGGATGAAGAAGAAATTGAGAAGTCCTACAAGAAGTATCTTGATGATACACACTTTAGAAGAGTAACTATGGATAGTATTACAAATGAGATTGTAGATATTATTGTTAGTGAAGCAGAGAATAATGTTACAGATACAGTTACTACACCTTCTAACTCAGAAGGAATTACTTGGTAGGATAGGAGATTTAAGAGATGAAAGACATTAAGATTGTAATAGGTGCTAACTTTGGAGATTGTGGAAAGGGATTAATGACAGATTATTTCTCACAGAAACCTAATAGTATTGTTGTTTGTTCAAATGGTGGTGCTCAGAGAGGACATACCGTAACAACGCCTGATGGAATCAGACATGTCTTTCATCATTTTGGATCTGGAACATTCAATCATGCAAGTACATATTTATCTGAGGATTTTATTGTTAATCCAATTATCTTTAAGCAGGAATATGATGAATTGATGAAATTAGGATATATTACGAATGTTTATATCAATCAAAATTGTATGTTGACTACACCTTTTGATATGATGGCAAATCAGATTATAGAAGAAAATCGTGGAAAAAATAAACATGGTAGTTGTGGCTTGGGAATTTTTGAAACTATCAAAAGATATAAAGCTGGCATAACTGATGTAGATAATCATATCAGGGAATACTACTTAGAACAATTTGAAAGAGAGAATATTATATTAACAGATGAATGGTCAAAAATATTCCTTGATAATGGTATATTTGAACACTTTTTAGATGATTGGGATTTTATGAATAATCACTCATTGGCTATATCAGATAATTATTTCTTAAATCAATTTGACAATATTGTATTTGAAGCTGCACAAGGTTTATTGCTTGATCAGAACAACACAGAATATTTTCCACATCTAACACCGTCTAATACAGGTATTAAAAATCCCAAGAGAATAATTGAAAATGTTGAATGGAATGATGAGATAAATATTGAAACTTGTTATGTATCTCGTACTTATTTAACAAGACATGGTGCTGGTAAATTCCCATCTGAATGTAATAAGAGATTTATCAACGAATATATGTTTGATAAAACAAATGTGCCAAATCCATTCCAGGATACATTGAGATATGGAACACTGGATTTAGGAGAATTATATAGTAGATGCTCTAATGATATAGGAAACTTTGGAGATAAAAAATCAATCACCATTACACATTGTAATGAATATGATTGGGATAATGATAAATTGATTGAGTTATTCAAGGATTGGAATATTTATTACTCAGATGGTGAAACACATAATGATGTGAACTGAGAACAAGAAAGATTCGTTCTTTTGGAAATATGGAGGTAAAAAATGGAGAAATTTTATATTGTAACAAATGAAGATTTTTTAAAAGGGTTACATCGTGATGAAGTAATAGAAAAAAACAGAAGAGAATTTATCAAAGATTTTTTCAATCGCATAGGAATAAGTGGAAATCATTATTATATGCGTGGAGATGGTAATGTTAATGTTGCGTTTAAGGAAAACACAAAAAGTAATATTGAATTGTATATTGATGATGTGCAGGAAAATAGTGAAAAATTTGGTAATCAATTAAACAAACCTAAAATGTTTGAAGGTCAAAGTATGAGAAAGTTTAAAAAAGGTTGCAAAATATTAAAGCAATTTCAAGATGAATGTATTAAAAAGGAGATAGTTATTAATGCTTATCCTTTGAGGTGTGGAGACTACTTCGAAGAAACGGAAATGGGTGGCTATTCAAGAACAAGTTTTGAATACAATGGAAAACAATACTTACGTATGAGTACTAATCGCTATAATTCATTAACTCCTTATGAAAATGGTTTTGAAGAGATAAAAGGCAGTGAGTTTTATAAAGCATTTGAAGAATTTGAATCAAAAAATAAGTAATATCGGTTTCGTGTGGAGGTGAAACGAATGATAACACCATCAGTAATGCAAGGATTAACAAATGAAAATACAATGCTGTCAAGTGTTTCTATAGAAGATTTAGAAGAGTATAAGAAAAATGCTTGTAAAATTCTTAGAAGTCAGACGCAGTGTGCTACTGCAAAAATCGTAGAAGAATTGATTGATCAGGAAATTATGAATAGAAGAATTATTGAAGAGTGGAATAAAATCTATGAAAAATTTCCTGAATATGTTGGAATGTAGGAGGTGATACCAATAGAATTAGAGAATAATTCAAAACAGATTGAAGAAAATCTTAAAACTATACTTACATTAGAATATATGGGAATTCATATTGAAGACACAAAAGAGCAAGATTTTAAGCAGTTATATTATTTTTCTGTACCAGAAAAATCAACAATAGAAACAAATGATTTTCTAAATGATCAAATCAAGACATCAGACGGATTAATACAGGTTGCAAAAGATTTTTTAGCTGTGATGATTATTAGTTCATGTAAATCTGAATTTGATGATAGTGAAGAGGACGAAAAATTTTACGAAGATGTGGAAAATAATATTTCAGAATATGCTTTATTCTTTGCAAGGGTTAGACAAGGTGAAATATGGAATAAAGAAATGGGCAAGGTTGCTGTTAATAAGGTATTAGGAAAGCTCCAAAATCAGTTATATAAACAGGTTTAAAAGGAGGATGAATAAATGACTTGTAAGTACCCAATAACTAGCAGAAGTTATAAATTTTGTATAGGCTGTAGCGATATAGATTGTTGTAAAGATGCAGTTACTCCAATCATTTCTATGCCAAAATTTCAGTCACCAAAGAATGTTATTCCGTCTGCATCAGAAGCAAATAAAATGACAAATAATGCAATTGATAATTGCACTACACAGCAATTAGCAGAGTTATCAAAATTGATTAGAGATGCGATTGCAGATGGCAAATTTTCAATCAGTGAAGATGGTTGTTTAAAACCTGAAACACGAAAGAAATTAGAGGAATTTGGTTATAAAGTTGAAACTGGCAATCAATATAATGAATCGTATTACAGTATCAGTTGGAGATAAACGAAGTAAATTTCGATTTTATATGAGGAGGTAAAGATAATGGCATATAAAAATACAAATTATAGAGAACAAATAGACAAAGAAGCATATCAGTATGGTGATTTATCTGATTATGAATTTGATGATAGGGAAGAATTTATTCCCAAAAGTGTTGTTATTCAAATAATTGACGAAATTGAATCTGATATAAATGATATCAATCACAAGTTAGAACCTATAAATGGTTTAACAGAAGTGGATGAAATTAAAAAACAAGTTTCTGAATTAAGTACGAAATTATATTAGTAAGAGAGAATATAAAAGTAAAGAAAGAGAGGTACATATATGCCAGTACATGATGATTTAGGCGTTAGGATGAAGACATTTTATGAGCAGATTCCAAAGACAAAACTGATGAGAAGGTGTCCAGTTGCTATCAGAATTGATGGAAAAGCGTTCCACACATTCACAAGAGGATTTCAGAAGCCTTTTGATGAAGTTTTGATTAAATCAATGCAGGAAACAATGAGATACTTATGCGAGAATATTCAGGGCTGTGTTCTTGGTTACACGCAGTCAGATGAGATTACACTTATTCTTGTTGATTATAAGAAACTTACATCTTCAGCATGGTTTGATTATGAAGTTCAGAAGATTTGTAGTATTGCAGCAAGTATGGCTACTATGGCATTTAATAGGGCTTTTGCTAATAATGTAGGAGATTATTGTACATATACTTACGAATGTATGGATAATACTCATGAAAACTATGAACATATTTTATCTTTAGCAGTTGATAAAGGTGCAATGTTCGATGCTCGTTGTTTCAATATTCCAAAAGAAGAAGTAACAAATCTCGTATATTGGCGACAACTTGATGCTTCTCGTAATTCAATTCAGATGGTAGGTCAAGCCAATTTCTCACACAAGGAATTACAGAATAAGTCATGTAATGATATTCAGGATATGCTTATGACTCAGAAAGGCATCAACTGGAATGATTTGCCGACTTATCAAAAGCGTGGAAGTTGCTGTGTAAGAAATAAGATTATTATTGAATCTGATGGTGTCATGGCAACTGCACATTTAAGAGATTTTTCTAAATCAGAAAATGAGTGGATTATTGATACAGATATTCCTATTTTCAAGGGTGAAGGTAGAGAATATATTGATAGATTGGTATTTATTGGTGAAGAGTAAATAACATACCATATATAGTGAGCGTAAAGCACAATAAACACTATATATGGTATGAAAATCACTGTTTCATGTGGATTTTGAGGAGGTGAGAAAGTGGCAGAATTTAGATTTAATGAAGATTTTGCAAATAATTGGAAGTCAGGGCAGACAGTTACTTGTGAAGAAAAAGGAGATAGTTATTTAGTTGATAAAATTGCACTTATTAAAAAGGAAGAGCTTCTAAAACATGGTGAATTTATCACAATGAATGTTCAGATATTGGGACATATGGAATCAAATGGTGTATTTATGTATAACAGAGATTTTCAACCAGGAGACACAGTACAACATTTCAAAGGTGGTTTCTATAAGATTGTTGCCATTGGAACTAATACAGAAACAGAAGAAAAGATGGTTGTATATCAGAGTTTAAAGGATAAAAGGGTATGGATTAGACCATATGAAATGTTTATCAGTAAAGTGGATAAAGATAAATATCCAAACGCTTATCAGCCATATAGACTTATCAAAGTAAAGATTACTGCTTAGTAATTAGTCTTGAACAGATCGTTCAAAAAATTCCAAAAAATCAAAACTGAATAGAGGATATATGAATGGGTGGAAGAACAGCATACCCTTGGGTTTTTGCACTCAAAAATCACTGATTATACATAGATGTTTATATAAATTAACTTCTGTGTTCCGTCCTTTTTGGGCGTTTAGATAGATTGTTTTATTAACAATATTTATATAATTTTTTAATTTTAAGGAGGACATTTTTAAATGGCAGAGACAACAACAAAGGAAACAAATTTAAGACAGGCAAATGCAAAAGCAACAGCAGTAGGTGTAGTTAGTGAGAAGGATCTGAAGATTGTAACAGAAGATGGAAAGAATAAGATAACAGGTCATATTACAGTCAAAACTTCTGATGTGAATTTCGTTAAGTACAACGTCAATGTAAATGAGAAGACTAAGGCTGGTACTGACAATAAGACTTATGCAGGTATTCAGACAGTAATGAACGAGTACAAGTCTATTGCAGAAGTTGGTGAGGAAGAGGCTACAAAGGTTAGAGTAATTGGTGATATTAGTCCATTCACAGGTAAGAATGGTGAGAAAATTGTATCTTATAAGAGCAATTTTTTCAATAGATTAAAGGCTGATGAGGATTATGAGCCACACGCAGAGTTCGCAATTGAGGTATTCATTTCTGGTATCAATCCTGAGCTTGATGATGATGGTGTTGAGACAGGAAGAATCGTAGTAAGCGGATGGATGCCTACATATAACGGAATTGAGCCAATCGACCTTGTGGCAGAGGGTGAAGTAGGACAGGCTGTTGATTCAGGATTCGAGGTAGGACAAACAGTAGAATTCTACGGAGACATTATTAATAACAGAATTGAGACTGTAACAGAGATTCCAGTTAAGATTGGTAAGCCAAGAAAGAAGGTATCTGTAGAGATTAAGAGTGATCTTCTTATCACAGGTGCTTCTGAAGCATATGAGGAAGGTATTACACCAGAGCTTCCATATGTTGCCGAAACAATTCAGGCTGCAATTCAGGAGAGAGCAAATCGTCTTGAGGAAGCAAAAGCTAAAGCTCAGAGTGGTGCAAAGGCATCTACTGCAAAGCCAAGTGGTGCAGCACATGGTAGAAGTTTAGGTTTCTAATCTAACTTTGTTGTAGGTACGAATGAAATAGTTTGAAATATGTACCATTTTTATAAAAAAAATATTTTTTAAGAATAAAGGAGAATTACATGAACGAATTAGATATTTTTAATCCACAGGTCAGCACAGTAGCAAAAGGTTTAGAGGGCAAGGTTATTCTTGTCTATGGTGGAAATAACTTAGGAAAGACTAAGCAGGCAACTCGTATGAAGAAGCCATTCTATCTTCCATTCGAGGCAGGTCTTAATGCCATTCCTGGTGTTCCATATTGTCCTATTACAAAGTGGTCTGACTTTATTAAGATTAACAAGCAGCTTACAGATCCTGCAACAGTAGAGAAGGCAAGAGAAATGTATTCAACAATTATCTTTGATGAGATTGAAGCGGCTGCAAATTATTGTCAGGAATTTATTTGCCAAAAGTATAAAGCTCCTTCAATCGGAGAAGGAAACGGTGGATATGGACTTTGGAAAGAGTATGAGACTGAGTTCTGGAAACAGATTAACAAGTTACTTGGTGCTGGATATTGCTGCTACTTTATTGCACATGCACAGGAGAAGGATGGATACATTTCACCAAAGGCTGATAAGAGAGCGTTAGCACCTATCATCAATAATACAGACTTATGTGTTTATGTTCGTTCTAACGGTGTTGATAAAGACGGTAAGGTTGTTAAGTCTTCTGGTTTCTTAGCACAGACAGATGAGTTCTTTGCTCGTTCTCGTTTCGATTATCTTCCTACTACTTATATTGAAGAGTTCACTGCTGAAGCTCTTGAAGATGTAATTATTAAGGCTATTGAGATTCAGGAGAGAGAAGAGGGAATCACAGCAGTTACATATGAGGAGCAGAAAGCACAGAGAACAGTTGATGTTAAATCATATGATGACCTTATGGACGAGTTACAGAAACTTGGAGAGAAGCTTGCTGACAATGGATATCTTGAGGATTTACAGACAATCGTTGCAAATCAGTTAGGCGAAGGTAAGAAGGCTAGTGATCTGAAGAAAGGTCAGGAACAGCTTATTGAAGCAATCATTTATGATATTGAGAGTTTCATTGAGGAGAATAACTTATAAGAGGTTAATACATGGCAGCTCGAAGAAAATGCGTAATATGCAATGAGCCAATTGTAGATGAGGATGGCGTTCCATACAAGGGACGCTATGCTCATAAAAAATGTTTTAATATTGCAATCAAGACATTGCAGAAAGACAAAACTGAACAGATAGATAAGGTTGCTACAAAGAAAAAAGTCGGTAGAAAGGCTAGACCTCAAGCTGAATTGAAAGAAGCATTGTCCGAAGAAGAATATGCAAAAAAGCAACAGTATTATAAGTATTTAAGAAGACTCATCGAAGGAGAAGAATTAAGTACAAAAGTATATGCCCTAACAGAAGATTATATCAAGCGTTATGGATTTACATACGAAAGCATGTATAAGACTCTGGTTTATCTGCATGAAATAATTGAAAAGGATTTAACTGGTGATGTAATTGGAATTGTTCCATATTATCACACAGAAGCAATGCAGTATTATGAGTCGGTTGATAAATTGGAAGAACATAATGAAAGTATGGATATTTCAAATATGTACAAAGAAAAGACCATTATCGTTCAACCTAAAAGGAGAAAAATAAAACAGATTGATATTCAGTCAATTGGGAAAGAGGTGAAATAATGGCACATGAAGGACTTGTAGATAAAAGAGCATATTTGAATACGATTGGTTGTTTAATACAAGATTCTTCCTTAATAGATGATATTGATAGACCATTAGATAGAACTGATTTTAATACAGAGAACTTCTATGAATTGCTATTTGTTGCAATTTACAATCTACATATGCAAGGTTGCACCACAATTGATGAATTTAGTATAGATTCATATCTAAGCAATTACAAAGAGCAGTATTCAATTTTTCAGGAGAATCAAGGCATAGAATATCTTTCAAATGCAAGAGATATGGCTACCATTGAGAACTATGATTATTATTATCACAGATTAAGAAAATACGCATTGCTTAGATATTATGAGCAAAAAGGTCTTGATACAAGATTTATTTTTGACAGTACCATTGCAGATACCTCAAAGATGGAAGCTGAACAAATTAAGTTTGACAATTATACTGAGCAAGACATTATTGAAATGGTTGAAGCGACATTTGTTATTAATCCCAATATGAAATATTGTACCAATACACTAAGTACAGATGTTCAGGCTGGTGATGGCATGACAGATTTGGTAAATGAATTGATGGAAGTTCCTGATGTTGGTTTAGCTTTGAATAACGAGGGATTGAATACTGTATCAAGAGGTGCGAGATTAGGATGTTTATTTATGAGATCGTGTCCTCAAGGTGGTGGTAAAACTCGTATGGCTGCTGGTGATGCTTGCAAAATTGCTGTTCCGTATTTTTATGATGTTGTATCAAAGCAGTATGTGTATACAGGAAATTGTGAGCCGACTACTATTTTCTCAACTGAGATGCCAGTAGATGAAATACAGACATTATTAATTGCAGCCGTTAGTAAAGTAAATGAGGAACATATTCTATATGGTACATATGAACAAGGAGAATTAGAAAGAGTTCAACAAGCTATTTCTTATATCGAATCTAGTCCATTATATATCGTACATATTCCTGATTTTTCCATTGAAGACATTAAAAACCAGATAAAAAAATACAACCGAGAATTTTCTGTTAGGTATTTTTTCTTTGACTATATTCATACTTCATTACGTTTAATGGCAGAAGTAAATAGTAAATCTGGAATGGGATTGAAAGAGCATCAGTTATTATTGGTATTTGCAACTGAATTAAAGACGATTGCTCAACAGTTAGATGTGTTTATTTATACTGCTTCTCAGTTAAATGGTGAAGCGCAAAATGCACAGTATAAGGATCAGAATTTGTTAGCTGGTTCAAAAGCATTGGCGAATAAATTGGATATGGGTGTTATTTCAATGGCTCCCACCAAAGCAGAGAAAAAGAAAATTGAATCAGTGTTACATAAAATGGTTAATATGCCTGTACCTAATATGTGTCATTGGGTATATAAAGTCAGACGAGGAAGATTAACACGAATCATTATTTGGACAAAAATTGATTTGGGTACTATGACAGAGCAGTGTTTGTTTGTAACGAATTATGATTTTGAGTTAATCGATATGGATTTTACAAAGATTGAGCAGGTAGAAGAGAAGATTAAGGAGCATTCTGTATTGCTATCTCAAGTACCTGATAATCCGATTGATGAAGAACAGGAAGAAGAACCAACTGATAAGAAGAGTTGGGGAAATTGGTAAGTGAGGTGAGGGTATGTATTTAGACAAGGATGCAATTCTTAATTCACTTACTAAGGAAGATATAATAAAAATTGTTACTTATTTTGGCTCTAGTTATCCAAAAACAGATAGTAATGGCGATTTAATATTCCAGTCGGTATGTCACGGATCAGATTCGTGGAAATTGTATTATTATCACGAACCAAACGAGGATAAAGGGTACAAAGGAAGAACTTTTCATTGTTACTCTAAATGTTCAGATAGTTTTAACGTTGTTGAATTAGTAATTAGAGCCAATAGAGTTAAAGGAAAGACAGTTACATGGTATAAAGCGTTACATTTTATTGGGCAACTTACAGGAAAGTTAGCTGTTACAAGTGCTGATGAGATTGAGAAAGAAAAGAATCGTATTAATGATTTTGAATGGATTAATCGTTTGAAATCAGTAAAAAAGAATAGACGTGAAGTACCTACATTGTCTGAAATTAGTGAAAATATCTTAGACACATTCTATTATGCACCCCATGAAGATTGGTTAAATGACAACATTTCTCGTGAAGCTTTGAGCAGATATGAGATTGGTTATTATGGATTGACTAACCAAATCGTAATTCCACATCGAGACAAAGACAATCGGTTGATTGGAATTAGAGGTCGTTATCTTGATGAATCTGATATTGAAAGAGTAGGAAAGTATGTTCCGCTTCAAATAAGTGGGAAGTTTCTTAGTCATCAATTAGGTTCAAATCTATACGGAATCAATGTTACCCAAAACAAAATTAAATCAATACGAAAAGCAATGCTGCTTGAGTCAGAAAAAGGATGTATGCAAAATTATTCATACTTTGGAGAAGATTCATTTGCAGTAGCAACTTGCGGAAGTAATATTACTGTCACTCAGCAAAAATTATTATTGCAATATCTCAAATGTGAAGAAGTGATTGTGGCTTTTGATAGAGAATACCAGGATGCACATTCTTTTGAGGCAGAGATTTATTACAACAAACTTGTAAAAAAAGTAGCAGGATTAGTGCCATATTGCAAAGTTTGTTTGTTGTTAGACAGTGAGAATAGATTGCCTTATAAAGCCAGTCCTACAGATATGGGGAAAGAAACATTGTTGAAATTATTAGATGAGAAGATTGTTATCACAATGGATGAAGTTAATAGAGTGTTGAAAGAATCAAAGAAGGAGAAGTAATTGCAAGAATTAAAAGATAGAGTAAGACCTGTAACTGATAAGGACAAAGGTTTACCTACATTTTCATATAGTAAAATTGAGGTTTTTAAAAACTGTCCTCTTCAGTATAAGTTTAAATATATGGATAAGAAGTATTCACAGGATACTTCAATTGCACTTGAGTTGGGTAGTCTGTGTCATTATGTTTTGGAACAGAAGGGCAGAATGATTGCTTCTGGTCAAGCGGTAGATTATGACAAGTTAAATAATATTCTACAGAATGGAGTGACCGAAACAGACGAAAAAACAAAAGAAGAATTATTAGGTGTAGCACAGTTAAGAAGAAAATATTTTGAAGTGTGGCACGAAGCTGATAATGCGAGTGGTGCTTCATATGAAGAAAAAATAAAACTATTTGACAAAGTGTTACACGAAGAAATGGAAGATACTACTTGGCAGCCTACATATTTTGAAAAACCTTTTGAATTTGTATGGGATAACAAAGTTATTTTAAAAGGTTTTATTGACCGAATTGATGTAAAGGATGGTCAGTATAGAACGGTTGATTATAAGACTTCCAAGAAAATATATGATCAGAGTAAATTGGCAACTTCATTACAGTTTGGAATTTATGCCTTGGCAATTTTAAACGAATTTGGTGAGCTACCTATTGAATCGCAGTATAGATTCATTCTTATAGATGATGAACAATATGCTCTTACAAAAGGGTGGGAAAAGCGTTTAATTAAAGCACTTGATAAAGTGTTTGGTGATATTGAAGCAAGTGAGAATAAAAAATTATTTATTCCGAAGCCCACACCATTATGTCATTGGTGCAATTTCTGCGCAACAAATCCAGAAGCAACTATTTATAAAAATGAATGTGAATATTATTCAAAGTGGACACCAACTCAAAAGACATTTGAAGTTAATAAAAAGTGGAATGCTTTGGAGAATAATAATATAGAGAAGAAAAGAAAGTTGGTATTTTAATGACAGAAGAGTGGAGAGTTGTTGAAGAATTCCCACTGTATAGCGTATCAAATTATGGAAGAGTCAAAAATAATTCTAGCAATCATATACTTGTTGGTGGAAAAGATAGAGATGGATATAGACAAGTAACTTTACAAAGAAAAGATAAACAATATAACAGGCGTGTTTGCCGTTTAGTTGCGATTGCGTTTATTCCAAATCCGCTAAAATTACCACAAGTGAATCATAGAGATGAAAACAAACAAAATGACTATGTGTGCAATTTAGAGTGGTGTACCGCTTTGTACAATAATAACTATGGTACAAAAACTGACAGTACGAAGAAGAAGGTTCGATGTATAGAAACTCAAGTTATATATAGCGGATTGAGAGAAGCTGCACGAAACAATGGTGTATCACATAGCACCATAAGACGAGCTTGCTTAAAAAAATATAAGGTTGTTGGATATCATTGGGAATTTGTATAAGGAGAAAATATGGACAAAGTAAAAGTTTTTGAAGAATTATTAAATAAGTTTGAGACAGATGAGATTCGAGAATATTGTACAGATATGATTAAAGAAATTCCAGATTATATCTTCACAATTCCAAGTAGTACATCTTTTAAGTATCACAATAAAACACAGTGTCAGCCGCATGGTCAGATTTTTCATATTTTAATGTTTGCAGAAGTAATGAATTATGTTCTTGGATTAGAGTATGTAAAAGAAAAGACCAATGAGCGACAGCGAGATTGTTTACGCTGCACACCAATTTTTCATGATGCAATTAAATGTGGGCTAAATGGTTCTCAATATACGGTACACGAACATCCGATGCTTGCAGGTGAGTGGGTGAGAAATACATCTGTTGAACATGATGTAGACGCTGATACAAAAGCATATATTGCAAGATTATGTGAGAGTCATTCGGGTGAATGGACTTCTACAAAGAGAAGTAAGACGGTATTACCAAAGCCTGAAAATGATGAGCAGTTCTTTGTACATATGTGTGATTATTTAGCAAGTAGGTCAAATCTTGATATGACATATTCTGATGATGTAGTTTCTGCATTAGGTGGTGTTGATATTCCAAAGGAAGAGTTACCAGATATTGATTCTTATGTAATTACATTTGGAAAATATTCAGGAAAGACACTTCCACAAATTAAAGAAATTGATTCTGGTTATATCTCATGGGCAAAAGAAAATATGAGTAGAGAGCCAGTAAGAAGTTTATTAAAACAGTTATAAGAGGAGGATTTGAGTGAGTTTTTTTGGAGTACATAACCATAGTGCAGAGGGAAGTAATTTAAGACTTCGAGATTCTATAAATAAAGTGCCTGAAATGATTGAGTATGCTCACTCATTAGGTCATGCTGGCATTTGCTTTACGGAACATGAGTCTATCACTTCCTCTTTAGATGCACTTAAATATTATGATAGTCACAAGGATTTAGAAGGATGGGAGAATTTTAAAGTTGTTCTTGGTAATGAGATATATTTGTGTACAGAAGATGTAACTGCCGAGAATAAATTTAATAATAGATATCCTCATTTTATTTTAGTGGCATTAAATGCTCATGGGCATCAAGGCATTAGAGAATTAAGTACAAAAGCTTGGACTAAGAACTCTTTTATGCATGTCATGATGCGAGTTCCTACCTATTATAGTGATCTTGAAGAAATGATGGCAAACTATAAAGGAGATATTATCGGAAGCTCGGCTTGCCTTGGGGGAGCTTTACCACATAGACTTTTACAATTTCAGGATTTAGAAAGGGCAAATCCAAAGGAATATCGAAAAATATGGCAATCTTGTAAAGATTGGATTGCGTATATGAATGAGATATTTGGTGAAGGATACTTCTTTTTAGAGTTGCAACCTTCTCATATGATGGAGCAAATCTATGTCAATCATAAATTAATTCAATTATCAGAAGAAACAGGAACACCATATATTATTACAACGGATGCACACTATCTTAAAAAAGAAGATAGACAGACACATAAAATCTTTTTGGAGTCTCAAGAGGGCGATAGAGAAGTAGATGATTTTTATTCTACCACTTATATCATGAGTGAAGAAGAAATTCATGAATATATGGACGAATACTATGGTCACGATGTAGTCCAAAAAGGATTAGATAATACAATGCTTATATATGAAAAAGCAGAGTATTATAAACTCACAAAAGACCTTGATATTCCGTATATTCCATTAAATACTTCTGAACCAAACAAAGAGTTATATGAAAAGTTTAAGAATCAAATCCCTTTATTAAGTGAGTTTTATCATTCTGAATACGATTGTGATAGGCATTTAGTAAGAGATATTGTTGCTTATATTGACACAGATCCTTATTACCAAACAGACGAAGCTTATGAAAAAATAAACGAATGTCTTCATTATATAAAGGACTCATCTGAAAAAATGAAGGTTCGTTGGTCTAAATATCTTCTTCAGATTGCTATTGATGTACAGATTGCTTGGAGTGCAGGTACATTAGTAGGGGCTGGTCGAGGTTCTGGTGTAGGTTTCTGTCTATTAAATATTCTTGGTATCACACAGATTAATCCATTAAGAGAAAAAACAAAGACGTATCCTTGGAGATTCTTGAATCCAGAACGTGCTTCTGTTTTGGATATTGATATTGATATATGTGGTTCAAAGCGTGAAGCAGTTATTCAGGCTATGAAAGATACATATGGAGAAGATAGAGTTAGTAAGGTTATGACACTATCAACTGAAAAGAGTAGAAGTGCTATCTTAACAGCAGCTCGTGGTTTAAAGATTGATAATGATATAGCTCAGTATATTAGTTCATTGATTGTAGCTGATAGAGGTCAATTAAGAACTTTATCACAAATGTATTATGGTGATGATGATAACCCACCTGTACAAGAATTTGTTACAGAAATGAATAAATATCCTGAATTATGGGAAGCTGCACAGAAGATAGAAGGACTTGTCAATGGTGTAGGTTCACATGCAGGTGGAATTATCTTGGTTGATAGACCATTTACAGATACAACAGCACTTATGAAAACAAATTCAGGTGATGTTATTACTCAGTTTGATTTGCATATGTGTGAAGATTGTTCTCTTATTAAGGTCGATCTGCTTTGTATTGATGCTTTGGATAAAATGCAAGCAGAGTTGGAACTGCTTTTGGAGAATAATGTAATAGAGTGGCAAGGTTCATTGAAAGCTACTTATGAAAAATATATTGGCGTATATACTTTGGAACGTAATGCTAAAGATATGTGGGAAATGCTTTGGAATCACAAAGTAATGTCATTCTTTCAGATGGAGAAAGAGAGTGGCGTACAGGCGGTTGCATTAGCAAAACCTGCTTCTGTCGATGAATTAGCAACCATTAACTCAGTATTGCGACTTATGGCACAGGAAAAAGGTGCTGAAACACCATTACAGAAATATGCTCGTTTTAGAGAAAATATCCAGTATTGGTATGATGAAATGACTGAATATGGTCTGACACAAGAAGAACAAGATATTCTGAAAGATATTATTGGAGTATCATTTGGTATCTGTGAAGCCCAGGAGTATTTGGTACTTTTGACAATGCATCCGAAGATTGGTGGTTTCTCACTAGCTTGGGGTGATAGATTAAGAAAAGCGGTCGCAAAGAAGAAACCAAAAGAGTTCTTGCAATTACAAGAAGAATTCTTTGCTAATGCGGAAGAGAAGCATTTATCAAAGAATTTAACGAACTATGTGTGGAATGTGCTTATTTGCACCCAGCGAGGGTATGGATTCAATAAAAGTCATACACTAGCCTACTCGATTATAGGTCTTCAAGAGCTGAATTTGTGTTATAAATACAGCCCGATTTACTGGCAGACAGCGAATTTAATTGTAGATTCTGGCGCAGTAGATGAAAATGCAGGTGATTCTACCAATTATGGAAAGATGGCAATAGCAATAGCTGCTGTTCAAAAAGAGAATGTTAAAGTAGAACTTCCACTTATCAATTCAGCAGACTTCGGTTTTAAAGCAGATGTTGAGAACAATCGTATCATTTTTGGACTGAAGGGTATCAATGGTATAGGCGATGATATTGTACAAGCAATTATTCAGAACAGACCATTTAATTCTATGGAAGATTTCGCTCATAAAATGCTTGATACAAAGCTTATTACCAAGTCAAAAATGGTTCAATTAATTAAAGCTGGTTGCTTTACAGAATTGCACTCATCGGATAGAAAAGAAACAATGCGTTGGTATTTAAAGAACTATGCTTTTACTCCAAGTGACAAGATTACAATGCAACAGTTCGCAAAAATGACAGAATTGGGTATTATTCCTGAATCATTAGATTTAGCAAAACGTATGGTTAATTTCAAAAAATATGTTTTAGATGATGAAGGGTTGTATGAAAAGCATATAGATGAAGGAAAGAAAGTACCAAAAAGAGGATATCATGATGGTTATTATATTCTCGACAACAATTCTCAGCCTTTCTTCAAGGAACATTTCACAGAAGACTCAGTAATTAAGATAAAAGGAGAATATTATATTGTATCAGAAAAATTGTTTACTAAAGAGGTTGATAAATACATTCAGCCATTAAAGGATTGGTTTGACAATACTGATACATTAGATCTCTATAATGAAGCTTTATTTAAAACTGTTTGGAATCAATATGCTGATGGTACATTACCTTCTTGGTCTATGCAAGCATTAAGTTTCTATGATGGTGAACATGAGTTGGAGAATATTAATGAAGAATTGTATGGCATAGTTAATTTCTTCGATTTACCAGAAGAACCAGAACCTTACGATTATTATACTCGTTATATTGATGGTTCACCAAAGAAAATGCCTAAATTTAAGATATCAAGAATAGCAGGAACAGTTATTAATGCTGATAATTTGCATTGTATGGTTACACTTCTTACGAAGTATGGTGCAGTACATGTGAAGTTTAATAAAGGTCATTATGCATTTTATAATAAACAAATTTCAGCAAAGCTTGATCCGAATAGTGATAAGAAGACTGTACTTGAAAGAAGTTGGCTAAGTAGAGGTTCAAAGATTGTTGTCGCAGGAATCAGAAGAGATGATAGTTTCAGACCAATGATTTATAAAGACACAATTTATCAGCACACAGTAAACAAAGTTCAAGAGATACATTCAGATGGCACATTGCTACTTCAATCTGAAAGAACAAAAGTTGATTAAAAGGAAAGTGAGGACTAATGGCATCAGAAAATAGAATAAAAATTATATGTAGTGTAGAGACAATACGATTTTATAAAAATGAATTTGGAATTGCTGTTGTCTCAGTAGATAAGGTCAAAGAGGGTAAACCTAAGACCGACAAATTCCATCAAATCATAATCAAAGGTACAATGCCACAGTTGGTTGAAGGTAATCCATATGTATTAGTGGCAGATTATGTAGAAGATCCCAAATGGGGAGGACAATACAATATCATATCAATCTATAGTGCCATTACCTTTAATGAGAATGACAAAGTTGGACAGAAGAAATTCTTGTCCACTTTGTTCACCCCACTTCAGATTGAAAATATGTATGATGCATTGGATGATCCGTTTGATTCTTTGAAGAATAACAAAGCAGAAGATTTAGTAAAGGTCAGAGGTTGTGGATTAGACACGGCTGCACGATGGATTGAAAGATTTAATCGGAATATCCATTTAGCAAAAATCTTCTCAGAGTTGGAGCAATACAATTTGACAAACAATATGGTGAATAGATTGATGGAACGATATAACTCACCTGATTTAGTTGTTGAAAAGGTTAAAAATAATCCATATATCTTATGTAATGAAGTAAAAGGTATCGGTTGGAAAACAGCAGATAAAATAGCACTTGATAGTGGAATGGAAGAATTTTGTTCTCAACGTATTAGTGCTTTTATCTACAAATATCTTGAAGATTCTGGTCAGGATGGTTGTTCATGGATTACACCTGATGAGTTAATGGGGGCAATTATTGATGAACTTGGCGAAGATGTTCCCGATATGAATATTACAGAAGCAATTCATGATATGGGTGATGAGCTATGGTGGAATGAAGATAAGACACAGATTGGTCTTAGAAAATTCTACAATATTGAAGATAAAATTGCCAAAGAATTAATCCGATTAAGAGATGCAAAATCAGAGATTACATATGGCGATTGGGAAGATACAATCAAGCATGTCGAGCATAAGAATGGTTGGCAGTTTACGGAAGAACAGCGAATGGGTGTAAAAGAAGCACTTGAAAACAATGTAGTTGTTATTCATGGTGAAGCTGGAACAGGTAAGAGTTCATCCGTGTCTGCTTTCCTTGAAGCATTGAAAGATTATGTATATGTACAATGTGCTTTATCTGGTCGTGCAAGTTCTCGAATGGCTGAAATCACAGGAGAAGAAGGATATACAATTCATAGATTGCTTAAATATCCTTGTACTGATGATGGGGGGAAGAATGGTTTTACATATCATGATGAAAACCCGTTGGATGTTGACATTGTAATCGTAGATGAGATTTCAATGGTTGATGCTTATCTTTTCTATTATCTTTTAAGAGCAATTCCTTCAGGTGCAAAGCTTATCTGTCTTGGAGATATGGGGCAGTTAGAGTCAATTGGGTGTGGCAACATTGCGTTTGATATGATCAATTCTCCTGAGATTCCTACGGTATATCTTAGTCAAGTACATAGACAAGCAGCAGCATCAGCCATTGTTACAGAAGCAAGACGTATTCGTAAAGGAAAACAGATTGTAGAAAAAGACTGGGTTGGTACAGAGACAAGAGGAGAATTGCAGGATTTATCATTAGATTGTTATTCAGATAAGAGTAATACTTTCTATAAAATATTGCAGAGATTTTCAGAAGCAATGAACACAGAGAACTTCAATGTTATGGAAACTCAGATACTTGTTCCTGTTAAGAAACAAGGTGATGCTTGCACTTATAACATTAATAATACGATTCAGGATTTATATAATCCAGAAGACGACAATAAAGAACAGATTGAGGTTGTATCACAGGGCAAAGTAACAATTCTTCGAGAAGGAGACAAAGTTATCAATACACAGAATACATACAAAACTAACCCACCTATCTTTAATGGTAATCTTGGTATTATTAAAAAGGTATTTCCAGAAGATAAAGCAGTGCTTATTTCATTTATGGGTATTGGAGAGGTATATATAGAAGGAACACAAGTTAATAGTATTGAACTTGGTTATGCGATTACAGTTCACAAGTCTCAAGGTTCTCAGTTCGATCATGTTATTTTCGGCATAGATTTTTCATCATATTCCCTTTTAACAAGAGAATTATTATATACAGGAATTACAAGAGCAAAGAAAAAATGTGATTTGGTTGCTCAAACTGGTGCTTTGAGAATGGCTATCAGTAAAGAGGGCGTAAATAAGAAACAGACTCACTTACAGCAGTGTTTATATGACACAGCTCATCCAAAGTTAGTATTTTAAGAGAATAATACAATAGAGGATTTCTGGAATGCCCATAAATAGGGCGTTTCAGAGACTCAAAAAGCCAAGGAAAGACGGATTTCATATGGCACAAAAAGGAGGAAAATGGGAAAATTAAAGAAAATTGCTAAAATTAAGGGTTTTGAATCAAAAGAACTAAAAGAGATGCTTGAAGCCATTGAAAATAAAGGGTTTCAGGTACTATGGGATGAACGACCTACTGGTTATGAAAGAACTTGGAAAATTCTAAAAACAGTAGAAAACAAATGAAACGACAGTTTCATCTAAGAATGCCAGAAGATGTAAACATTCTTAGACGAAATATAATAGACTATTTGTTTTATTATGGTTTTGAATTTTCCATGATATCGTGTCTTACATACATAAATCCGAGTTCAGATTCAATTAAATGACGATATGATGGAATTATATTGTTAGTTAGTAGATTTTTAAAATATTCTATTTTTCCTGGATCATCATCTTCCACAAACGTTGTTCCGTATGTAGAGATAACTAAATATCCAACGCATAATATTGTTTCGTTTTTCATAAATGTCATTTTATAACTTGCAATAGAGCCAAGTGTTGAATAGCGTTTATCATTTTCACTTATCCAATAATGTCCTTCTTTAACGAGATTTTCTTTATTATTTTCAAAATGAGATGAAAGATTATTGGTTATTATATAGTTAAAATATGAGTGGAAATTATCATCCATAATAAAATTATTTAAGTCGTTATTTATTGTACTATTTTTTCTTGTTATCCATTGCCAGTTTGAATTGTTCTCTGGATATTGATATATAAATGAAACAGAAAATGAGCTTAATGCAATTTCGGTAATATTGGATATTAATAATTTAATGTTTGAACAAATTTGTTCTACAAATTCATGAGGGTTATATAATAGTACGTCCTTTTTATAATCAGGGAGGATGTCTACTTTTAATAAATTTCTTTTAATCTTTTCTACCTCTATGGTACTATTAAGAATTTTTTGAGACATTTGGTATTTTTGATAATTGTCTAAATCTTCATGTAGCTTTTGATTATTTCTTTCTTCTTTTAAAGATAAAGTAACTACTTGATAAATGATAAAAATAATGGCAATTATAATAAAAACTATCTTAGAAGTTTCATTAAACACTGCTAAATTGTCAATTAAAGGAAAAATAGTTGCTGGAACAACTGTAAAGAAAATGTTTTTGATTACCAATTTATGATTTTTTAATTTATTCATATGTATATCCCCCTTATGTGAAATATAAAACATATATAAAAAGATTGCAAGCAGAAGATTTATTTAATATAAAATCCTTAAATGAAATTTTAAGTTCCACAGATTCCAATTGCTTTTTAATATGGTGTTAGATTATATCTATTATCCGTTGGCAATTTACATGTTATTGAAGTAACAAGAAAGGAGAACAAAAAATGGACACAATTGTTATAAATTTATTTGGAGAACCATCAGCAGGTAAGAGTACCTGTGCAATGGATATTACAGCACAATTAAAAAGACACGGTATCAATGCTGAATATGTTTCAGAGTTTGCCAAGGATAAGGTATATGAAAATAATGGTGAAGTATTTAAACACCAGGAATATTTATTTGGCAAACAATCATTCAAGATGGGTAGAGTTAAGAATAAAGTGCAGGTTATGGTTGTTGATTCACCATTAATCTTATGTGCCGTATATAACACTGACGAAGTGTTGGGAGAAGACTTTAATAAGACTGTACTGAATGTGTTTAATTCATACAATAATAGAAATTATTTGCTCACAAGACACCATTCTTATGAAAACGAAGGAAGATTCCAGAATGAAGACGAAGCAAAAGAAGTGAGAAAAGAAATTATTGATAAGTTAAATCAGTACAATATTAAATATGAAGAGATTGCTTCTACAGACTCAAATTGTGAATACATAGTAGAAGAAATTATGGAGGAAATTAAAAATGAACAGTAAAGGACATTTATTTATTAGTTTAGGAAAATCAGCAATTAGAGTAATTGGTGGAATTGTAACATTAGTGAATGGTTCGATTATTCCATTAGCAGTAGGAATTATTGTTGCTGAAATTGGTGGTGTGTTAGAAGAATTGGTTGATGAGAGATAACAAGAAACCATTATTTCATTGCTACGATTTCTATACAATTTTTGTTGCATTTCTTAGAGCAATACGCTCATTGTTTCACAAGTAAAAAGAGAATAAATAATAAGGAGGTATATTACTTGCAGATAAGAATAATATCATTCAGTGATAATTATGAAGGATATAAACTTAAAGGATATGCTGACATAGATAATATAAGTGAATTAATAAAAACACTTAATTATATGAAAGAAAATGATATACCAATAACAATCAATACGGAAGATATTGTTGATACAGATGGAGAAGATTACTACATAAAAAGTTTTAGTGTCGTATTCCCTAAAGTTGGCGGTGAAATTATTCCTCATATAGTTATCTATGTGGAAGAGGTGTAAAAATGAATAAGAAATTATTACTGATAATTATTATCATCTTACTTATTTTAGGCATATTTATCAGCTTATGTATGAGTAAAATGATTTTCAATTTAATAATGAATTCTAGTATGCCCAATTGGTTAAAGTGGATAATACTAAGAAGTTATTAAGAAAGTAGGTGAAAATATGGAATGGAATGTATATTTTCATGACTTCAACAGAAATGAAATTATTACATACAACATATTTAGACATTATAGGTTTAATGAAGAGGTTCAGAAATTAATTCATAGTAAAATTGATAAGATGGAATTCAAGGAAAAGCTAAGAAAAGAACTTATGTATTGGTTCTGGTCGAAATGCGAGTATGAAGTAGTTATATCACCTTGGGTTGGTAGAAATAAAGAAGAAGCTGAAGTTAAGATTGATATACATGATCAGGTAATGTTGAATTTTGATAGATTCGTTGATTACTGTTGGTCATTTAAGGAGAAATAATAATATTATGGGAACAATTACAATTTTACCAGAAACAACTAAGAATCCTATTACATTAATGGGGCAAAGGGCAGGAGTGTGTTGGGGAGCAAATGTTTCTGACAATGAAAAGAATTATAAGCGTGGATTAGACTGTATTAAGTCAGGGCATGGACGTGTTATGGAATATGTCAATGTAGAAATGATTATTAATGGATATTCCGCTAAAGTTTTAAGAGAATATTATACACATATTGGTGGAGCACCAACAAGATTACAGGCAAGTACAAGATATATTAATTATTCAAAAGGTGATGGTTTTACATATACTACTCCAAGTTCTATTGATAAAAACGGATATTATCCTGTATGGAAGGCATTAATGGATACTATCAACAGAACTATAAAAACAATGATTGACAATGGAGTACCAGTAGAAGATGCAACTATGGCGTTACCATTAGCATACTCATCAAAAATGGTAGACAAGCGTAATCTTAGAAATCTTGTTGATATGAGTAGGCAACGTATGTGCAGTAGAGCATATTGGGAATACAGAGAGCTTTTTAGAGATATTTGTAATGCTTTGAGAGGATATTCAGATGAATGGAAGTGGATTGTAGATAATCTTTTTCATGCAAAATGTGATGAGGTTGGATATTGTACCGAAGCTAAATCATGTGGTAGAAAACCAGAGAGGGAGATGTGATTACTATGGCATCTTTTTATATTATTTCGGAAAAAGAATATAAGGAATATAAGGAATTAAAAAAGAAAAATAAACCAATGAGAAAACTGCTTGGATATGATAAATGTTATTGTCCTATGTGTAATTATGTGATTGATAATTGCGTACCTCGACAAAATTATTGTGATAGGTGTGGACAGAGGTTATATAAGAGGTGGTATAAGAAAAAATAGGAGGATATGAATGAATAAATTCGATATTGCAGCCAGAGTTAGAGAACTCAACAGAGCATCAGAGGCTTACTACAATACTGGACAACAGATTATGAGTGATTATGAGTTTGATCAAAAGTTAGAAGAACTCAGACAATGGGAAGAAGAAATGGGTATCGTATTATCTAATAGTCCTACTCATAACGTTGGTGCAACAGTATTAGATAATATAAAAGAAGTTACTCATAAAACACCAATGCTTTCACTTGAAAAGTGTCACAGCACAGAAGAGATTATTAAATTTGCAAATAATCATAATCTTGTAGCTTCTGTAAAGCTCGATGGTTTAACTGTACGTCTTACTTATAAAAATGGTAATTTAGTTTTAGCAGAATCAAGAGGAAATGGTGTAGTTGGATCTGATGTGACAGAACACGTTAAACAGTTTACTAATGTTCCATTACATATTAATAAGGAAGGAACTTATATAATTGATGGTGAAGCATTAATTAAATTAGATGATTTTGCAGAGATTAACAAAAACGGAGAATATAAGAATAGCCGTAATTTAGCAGCAGGTACATTATCAAGTCTTGATACATCAGTTGTAAAAGATAGAAAATTATCTTGGTATGCTTGGGAAGTCGTAGAAGGTGCTAAAGAAAGCAAGTCATTTACATTTTCACTTATAGAAGCAGAAGAATTGGGATTAGATGTTGTTCCTAATGTTAATCTAGGATATTCAGAAATGGATATAGAAGAAGTTATTGAGTATTGTTTTGATAAAGCAAAAGAATATAATCTTCCTCAAGATGGTGTGGTATTTAAGTTTGATGATGTTGAATATGGAAAGTCTCTTGGAAATACAAGTCATCATTTTAGAAATGGTATTGCCTATAAAGTGTTTAATGATTCAGTAGAAACAATATTAAAAGATATTGAATGGAGTTGTGGTAAGACTGGAATTTTAACACCTGTAGCAATTTTCAATACGGTAGACATTGATGGTAGTGAAGTAAGTCGTGCATCATTACATAATATTAGTATAATGGAAGAAATTATGGATAATCCTTGGATTGGGCAAAAAATTGGTATTTATAAAGCAAATTTAATTATACCAGCAGTAAGATGGGCAGAACAATTAGATTATGATAATCAGAATAGTTCTAATAAACAATTTCTTGATATACCATCTGTTTGTCCAATATGCGGAGCTTCTACAAGAATTATCAAGGATAACGATTCAGAAGTTCTTTATTGTACTAATGAGGATTGTAAGGGACGATTACTTGGTAAACTTACACATGCCGTATCCAAGTCGGCTCTTAATATTTCAGGTTTATCAGAATCTACTCTCGATAGATTAATTAAGTTTGGTTGGGTAACTTCTATTAAAGATATTTATCATTTATCAGACTATAAAAAACATATGATTGTACTTGATGGTTTTGGTGAAAAGTCTATCGAAAAGCTTCTTGGTTCTATTGAAAAATCCCGTAATACAAATCTTGAGCGTTTTCTTTATGCTTTATCAATTCCATTACTGGGCAAGTCAGCAAGTAAAATGATTGCAGAAGCAGTTGATTGTGATTTCGATACATTTATTGATGAAATGACAATCAAAGGTGCAGAATATTTTAGATATTTACCAGGTATTGGAGATACATTAATAAATTCACTTAATACTTATTGGAAAGAACACTACTCAGAAATAATCCAATTAGCAAACGAGTTTATATTTGATAAGCCTAATATAGTCTTAGATGAAACTCCAAAAACATTACAAGGTAAAACATTTGTTGTAACAGGTTCTGTCAATCATTATAAAAATCGTGATGAGTTAAAATCCGATATTGTTGTTCATGGTGGTACAGTCGTAGGTTCTGTAAGTTCTAAAACATCTTATCTTATTAACAATGATCTAAATTCCACATCGTCTAAAAATCAGAAAGCAAAATCGCTTAATATCCCAATTATTTCAGAAGAAGATTTTTTAAAAATGATTCAGTAATCAGAGAATATTCTATTGAGATTAATCAATTTCATACTAAAAGAAAGCAGGTGATAAAGATAAGTAAGGTGAGAAGATTAATAGCGGGTTCGTTATTAACTGCTTCAGCTTTAACTTGTATAGTCCCCTTATGGGGACAAAATAATATACAAACTGCTGAAGCAGCACAGGAAGGTCAGTACATATATTCAAGAGTATTTACTGACCTAAAGAAGAATCTTGAAAAAGAAAAGACTCGAAAAGAGTTAGAAGAAAAAGAAGCTATGGAACAAATTATCGCTAGGGAATATGAGAGTTTAGAGAGCGAAATTGAAGAATATTTGGAAAAGTATACAGATTATCCTGTTCCAGAAAATAAGCCTTTTAAATCCTATATGGACGCAGATACTATTAGGGATAAAAGCTCAAAGCAATATGCTATGAAATCAACATTTCTTCTTGATTATAACACGGGAATATATATGATTGGTAATAGATATGCTTGTGCTTTAGGTTCATTCTACTCAACTGATATAGGAACTGAGTTTGATATTGTCTTAGAGAGCGGAGAAGTTATTCCATGTGTCTTAGCTGATGTTAAAGATGATGAACATACAGATTCTCTTAACCAGTATACAGTTGCAAATGGTTCAATTGTTGAGTTTATAGTACATACAAACACACTCATTCCCAATATCTCAAATCGTTGGGGTAATACAGGAGATGTATCTAAGATAGATGGATTTGAAGGTGAAATAGCTTATATAAGAATTTATGAAAGATGAAAGGGAGTAACTATGTTAGAGACAACAGCGGTTATTACTTTAGACACTATTCAACGAGTTAAGAATTTTGTTGAAATAGTTACGAAATATGATGAAGAAATAACAATTAAGTCACACCGATATGAAGTCAATGCTAAGTCAATAATGGCAATATTCTCACTAAATCTACTTGAACCAATTAATGTATGTCTTTATTGTGATGATTCATTGGTGATAAAAAGATTCGTTGACGAAATGAAAGGATTTGAAAAAATATGATAATACTTGTTGGAAAGAGTTGTTCTGGAAAAGATACGGTGGTTAAGGAATTAGCGAAGATGGGTTACAACAAAATTATAACCTGTACTACACGACCACCAAGACCAGGAGAGATTGATGGAAGAGAATATCATTTTTTAAATAAGATGAATTTCTTAACCAAGATTAACTGTGGCAGTTTTGCGGAATACAGAATATATGAAACTGTCTCAGGAGCTTGGTATTATGGTTCTTTACTTGAAGATTATAGTAAGCCACACTCTGTTATTATTCTTACACCTGATGCTTTAGATAAGGTAATGAGTAAAATTAATGAGAATGTAACGATTATTTATATTAAAGTGTCCAATAGAGAAATTAAACGAAGAATGCTGAATAGAGATGTTGATAAAACTGAATCTAAAAGAAGGTATAAGGCTGACAAAAAGGATTTTAGACATATATCTAAGAAAGTTGATTATATTGTACATAACGAAAATAGAACAGCTTTTGAGACAGCCTTAATATGTAAGGAGCTGGATGAAATCAAAGAAAAGAATAACAGAGAAAAATCAGAAGGACAAGATCTATTGCAGTAATAGGACTTGTCCTTATATGGAATGTGTAAGGTATTATAAGAATATTCCATATAATGTATTAATTTTAAGAGAGAATTATAAAATGGACAAGAATAATAAATGTCCAAATATATTATTAGATTGGGGTGACAACATATAAAACTTTATTGTGATTTTGACGGAGTTATTGTAGATACAATTGCTGCAATATGTGATTTATATAATGAAGATTTTAGGTATTATAGCGATTACAAATATATCCTTCCAGAACAGATTAAGACTTGGGATTTTGAAGAACTTAATTGTGCGAGTAGAGAATATATAAATACATATTTCAATCAACAGCGATTCTTTGATAGGTTAAAATTTATGCCATTAGCTTATGAAACACTAAGAAAATTTGCTTTAAAAGGTGAAGTTATCATTGTCTCTTCTGGTTATAATCCCAATCTCAGGGCGAAGGAAAAGTGGTGTAAAGAACATCTTCCGTTTTGTCAGTTTATAGGAGTTAATCTTAAAGAATATAAAGATAAATCTCATATAGATATGAATGGTGGCTTATTTATTGATGATTCTGCACATAATCTTGAGACTTCTAACGCAGAAACAAAGATTTGCTTTGGTGAAATTTATTCTTGGAATAAAGAATGGAATGGCAAGCATTGTTGGGATTGGAATATGATTCATCAGATATATAAAGCAGAATTGGAGGATTAATTATGTTAAGAGAGACTACAGAAATTAACATGGATAATATTACTACTGGTGATTGCATTGAATTGTTTGAATGTAAGAATACAAGAGTCGTTATTAATGATGGTAATGTTATTGGATTTGAGGAGGAATAAATATTGAAGGTAATTAAAAGAGATTGTTCAGAAGTTAATTTTGACAAATCAAAAATCTCAACGGCAATTCTTAAAGCTATGAAGAATGGTTCAGGTATTGTGAAACCAAAGATTGCAGAAGACATTGCAAATGAGATTGAAGAAGAGTGTAAGGAAAAAGACGAAGTAAGTATCTCTGATATTGAATCAATGGTTTATGATAAATTGATTACAAAGAAACAGAGACTTACTGCAAAAGCATATGAAGGATATAGAAGTATTCGTGAATTTCAGAGAGAAAATGAGAATACAATTGATACAGAAATCACAGAATTGTTGAGTGGAGAAAGTGACTATTGGAATAACGAAAACTCTAATAAAAACCCAAGACTTAATACAACGCAGAGAGATTATTTAGCAGGAATTGTAAGTAAGGATGCATCAAGAAGGTATATCCTACCACCTGAGATAGTACAAGCTCATGATGATGGATTGATTCATGTACACGATCTTGATTATCTTATTCAGTATATGAACAACTGCTGTCTTATTAATCTTGAGGATATGTTACAAAACGGTACAGTAATTAGCGAAACATTGATTGAAAAACCACATAGTTTTTCTACAGCATGTACAGTTGCAACACAAATTATTGCACAGGTCGCTTCAAGTCAGTATGGTGGACAGAGTATATCTTTAGCACATCTTGCTCCATTCGTAGATATTTCAAGACAGAAAATTAAAAAAGAAGTAGAACATGAGTTATGTGACATTGCTAATACTTTTTTAGAAGGAAAAGAATTAGAGAACGTAATAAATAAAATTGCGGAAGAACGCTTGAAAAAAGAGATTGAAAAAGGTATTCAGACAATTCAGTATCAAATCACAACGCTCATGACAACTAACGGGCAAGCTCCATTTATTACATTATTTATGTATCTCAATGAAGCGCATAATCAGAGAGAAAAAGATGATTTAGCCATGTTAATTGAAGAGGAACTTCGCCAAAGTTATCTTGGTGTAAAGAATGAAGAAGGTGTCTATATTACACCTGCATTTCCAAAAGTTATTTATGTTCTTCAGGAGGACAATATTCATGAAGAAGATAAGTATTGGTATCTTACTGAGATGGCAGCTAAATGTTCTATGAAAAGATTAACTCCTGATTATATCTCAGAAAAAATTATGAAAGAGATGAAAGATGGTAACTGTTATCCTGTAATGGGATGTAGAAGTGCTTTAACAGTATGGCATGATGAAAATGGTAAACCAAAATTCTATGGACGTTTCAATTCTGGTGTTGTAACTGTATCATTACCAGATATTGCATTATCATCAGGTGGAGATTTCAATGAATTTTGGCGTATATTTGATGAACGTACAGAGTTATGTCATAAAGCGTTAAAGATTAGACATCAGAGATTACGTGGAACAAAGTCAGATGTTGCTCCTATTCTTTGGCAACACGGAGCATTTGCAAGACTTAAAAAGGGTGAACCCATTGATAAACTACTTTTTGGTGGTTATTCAACTTTATCCCTTGGTTATGCAGGACTTGCTGAATGCGTTAAGTATATGACTGGACATTATCATTGTGATGAGGGTGTTGGAGAAAAATTCGGTCTTGAAGTAATGCAAGCATTGAATGATAAATGCTCTCAATGGAAAAAGGATGAAAATATTGACTACAGCTTATATGGCACTCCATTAGAGGCAACCACAGAAAAGTTTGCCAAAAAGCTTAAAGAAAGATTTGGTGTTATTGAAGGAGTTACAGATCGTACATACATCACAAATTCTTATCATATCCCAGTATTTATACATATTGATGCCTTTGCAAAGCTTCGTATTGAAGCTAAATTCCAAAGATTAAGTCCAGGTGGAAGTATTTCATATATTGAGTGTCCAAATATGGAGAATAATATCCCTGCTATACTTGAAGTAATGAAATTCATTTATAACAATAATATGTATGCTGAATTAAATACTAAGAGTGATTATTGTCAGAAATGTGGATGGAGTAAAGAAATCAAACTTATTGATGAAGGTGGTAAGTTGATTTGGGAGTGTCCTAATTGTGGTAATAGAGATGTAAGAACTATGGATATTACTCGTAGAACTTGTGGATACAAAGGTACGGCACGTAATGGATGGAATCAAGGTAGACTTGGTGATATTCATGATAGAGTACCACATCTTGACGACATTGAGGAGGAATAATATGAGATATTCAAGTATGCGTAACCTTGATATTTCTAATGGAGAGGGAGTAGGAGTCTCCCTCTTCGTTCAAGGTTGCCCATTTCACTGTTTTGGTTGTTTTAATTCTGATACATGGGACTTTAATGGCGGTAAGGAATGGACAGAAAAAACAAAAGATAAATTCATGAAACTTATTAATAGACCATATATTAAGCGAATATCTTTCCTTGGTGGTGAATGTTTAGCTGAACAGAATCTCGATGAAATCTTATCTCTAATCAAACAAATCCGTATTTCATTTCCTGACAAAACAATTTGGTTGTATACAGGATATTCTTATTCAGAAATCTTTCGAGGACAATCATCGTGTTTATCTCAAGAAGGATTAAATAATTTTAAACGTAGAGAAATCATTAAATTATGTGATGTTGTAGTTGACGGAGAATATATAGATGAACAGAAAGATCTTACATTGAAATGGCGAGGCAGTAAGAATCAGCATGTAATTGATGTAAAACAGTCTCTCGCTCAGAATAAAATGGTTTTATATTGTGATTAATTTAAGGAGTAATTAAAGAATAATTATGAATGATAAAGAAACGTTAGAAAAATTAAAAGCATATCTTAAATGCCAGAAAAAACAGGTTAAGGGTGTTCATGAAGATTGTAATAATAAGAAGTGTGACAACTGCGATTTATGTTATATGCAGGGAACTACAGGTGAACATATTGAAGCTATTGAATCAGCAATACAGTCACTCGAAAGCCATAAAAGGGTTATTGAAAGATTAAAAAAAGAGTTAAAGCTTGCTGAAGATGTAGAGGAAAGAACTGTTAAAGAAAATCCTTTGCAGTTTGATCGTGTTAAAGGATATGCGGTAGGTATTTATAATGCATTAGAATTTGTAAAAAATGGTGGTAAGGAAAAATAATGAACAAAACAGATATTCAAAAAGGTAAAATGGTCTATTATGCTCGGATGCTTAAGCCAGTAGGAATATATGAAGTATGTGACCTATATGTAAGGACAGTTAGAGATGATTACTTCGTTGGAACAGATAAGCGTGATAAACATGCTTATCTATTTTCTTACAATAAGCTAGATAAGACAATATTTAAGACAAGACAAGAGTGTTTAGATACTGTCTTAGAAGCTGAGAAAAATGCACCTAAAATAAGTGATGAACAAGAATATGAAGAGTATTAATAAGAGAGGTGAACAACTATAGGATATTTATATGATAGGTTTAAAGGAAAATATAGAATCTTGTGTCCTGTAAATAAAGATACAAACGATTTTAATCGTAAGCTCAATGGCACATTAGAAGATATTGATTGTTATATATCTTGTCAATATGGCAACAAGGTATTCTATTATGGACATAATACTTTACAAACATATATTCCTTCTTTAATAAGAGGACATAATATTATTAAAATAATTCAGCAATCTGATCCGTCTCTTATATTTGACATTGAAGAAACGGATTCTGAAATTCTATTTAAGTTCAAATATGTCAATTCAGACAAGGTTATTCCTTTACTAAAACCAAGAACATCAGGCTCTCAAATAAGTCCTTTTTCATCCAAAAATCTCCCAAAATCTAATTTTAAAATCCCAGATGATAAATTGACACAGTACAAAGAAATCGTGTCTAAAATTCCTCCTGAGAAGCTTTTAACCCTAAGTAGAATAACACATTCTTATTTACAAACTTTGATTACAAAGAAGAACACTTGGGAGAATATTAAATCAGATATGAGACTTAAATGTGTCAAGGGTAAGGAATATATCTACATGATTGGCAAATGGGACGAATATCTCAAATATCTTGAAAATGAAATTAAGGAGATGTAATGATGGGTGAAGTAAGAAGAATTAAAGTGAATAAATCTGTAACCAAAAATAAGTTGCTTGATTACGGATTTAGATATAAGGAAAATGGTGATTATAGATTATATGTTCCTGTATATAAATGGAACGATAAAACAACCATATATGCGTATTTTTATATAAATATGGAAGAGAATATTTTTACTTATGATATTCAATCAGAAGGTTCTACATATTACCCATACTACAATAAAACAAATAGTAAAGTGAATAGGATAATAACAGAGAATATTAACACAGAGATAATAAAGCTAATCAAGAAAGGAATTTTAAAAGCGTATGAAAATAATTAATATTAAGAAAACAGATGAGAATGCAAAGATCCCTACATATGGTAGTGAATTTGCAGCAGGTGCAGACTTATATGCAGTAATACATAATGAAGAAAATAGAGTGGAGATTCTTCCTGGCGAAACAGCTTTTATTGACACAGGAATTGTGATGGAAATACCTAATGGATATGTCGGTCTTGTTTATGCTAGAAGTGGTTTATCTTGCAAGCAGGGATTAGCTCCTGCCAATAAGGTCGGGGTGATTGATTCAGACTATCGAGGTAATATTATGGTTGCACTATATAATCAGAGTAATGAAGTAAGAACGGTATCTGAAGGTGATAGAATCGCACAGATTATTATTCAGCCAGTAGAACAGTTTGGATTTAAGGTAACGGAAAATCTTAGTAATACAGTTAGAGGAAATGGTGGCTTTGGTAGTTCGGGAAAGGCATAAATATGGAAAATAAGGTTTTAAGCCAAAAAGATTTATATGACATTCTTCCTTTTGGAAAAACTAAGATAAAACAACTAATAAAATCAGGAGAACTTCCCCTAATGAAAATTGGTAATGATTATATAACAACATTTTCCATATTGGAAGAATGGATCAAAGAACATATCAATGAAGAAATATATTATTAATCATTGAAAAAATAGGGCAGACATATTATGATTAAGTCATAATTGTACTGCCCTTATATTGATGTAAAAGAAAGGTGTGATAATTATAAATAGTATCAATATATCGGCAACTATTAATAATATGAATATAATGCAACGAAAAGATGATAGGTTTGAGGCTAAAATTACAATCAATGGTATTAGAAAAAGCTTTTATGGTAATACAAAAGTAGAAGTAAAAAATAAGGTCAAATCCTATCTTCAAAAAATTAATAATGGATTTAAAGAAACAAAAAAAATCAAGCTAAATGATTATGTGGAATATTGGCTAAGTAATTATAAATTTGGAACAATTGAAGGTTCTAGTTATACTAGGTTATACAGTGTATATCAACATCAAATCAAACCTTATATCGGCAATAAATATATTTGTGATATTACATCACAAGACATAGATATTTTTATTAAGGAATTTGCCAATCCTCCATTAAAATCAGAAAAAAAACCATTAGCTTTATCTGGATTAAAAAAAATCATACAATTATTAAACCCATGTTTTGAAACAGCAATTAAAGAAAAAATTATATATAACAATCCATGTGATGATATTAAGTTGCCAACAGAAAGTTATCTTGTCGTTAAAACTAAAGAACAATTTTCTCTAACAGATAAGCAATTAGAACAATTTAAAAAAGAAGCTGTATCTAAATACAAAACGATAGATGAATATAAAGGAAGAGACTTCTTAGTTTTAATTATTATGTTGAATCTAGGGTTGCGAACAGGCGAGGTACTTGCATTAACATGGGATGATTTTAATTTTAAGAATAATATAGTTAAAATTAATAAAACAATACAGACAAAAGTTGCATTAGATTCACAATGTAAAAAACAGAGTTTAGCTTTAAAAAATTCCACAAAAACTGTCGCAGGTGAAAGATATCTAAAACTTAACGAAAATACTTTACGTTATATTCAAGAACTAAAACAATACGACATAAGAAACAACATAAATAGTGATTATTTTTGTTGTTGTAAAAATAATACAAGACAATGTGCAAGAAATCTTCAACGTAGTCTTGATAGATTAACACGAAATATTAAATCGGACGAACATATAACATTACACACTTTAAGACACACATTTGGTTCAACATTATTAAGAAATGGTGTAGGAATTGAAGTTGTAAGTAAGCTATTAGGACATGCTAATATAACCATCACATATAATAAGTATATTCATGTAATTAAAGAGCAAGAAGCAATAGCAATGAATATGGTAAAAGTTTGCTAAATAGTGTCGTCAAAGTGTCGTCAAAACAAAATAACACATTGGGAAGCCAGTAAAATCAAGGGGTATAAGAGTTTGACGAAAGGTTCGACTCCCCTCTGGTCCATAGGGAAAAGGGAGTGAGGAAGCGTGAGCTTCTTCGCTCCCTTTTTCCTATGGACCAGAGGAAGTCTTATTAATGGATAAAACATGGCGTAGCCGGGTTTTTGGACAGGGGCGCACGAGGTCCGGTGGACCTCGGCTTTGCGCCGACCGGAGCGGAGCGAAGAATTCGACTCCCCTCTGGTCCATTTTTGATGCAAAATCCGAACTCTTTGAGTTCGGATTTTGTGCGTTAAGCATCTTATTAATTAATAATTCAGATGTTCTTTTATTAATATCCATATCCGTACAGATTTTTTGAAGTGGATGACCTTATATGTAACACGCTTGGTGGAATGTTAGGATTTGTTATGACACCTGTATTCGTATTCATGCTTCCTAAGCATGAGAGAATGGATGAGATTGCATATAAAAGAGGGCAGGTCGTTTCGGAATTCAGAAGAGCGGTTGCGTGGATTATTGACATTGTGGTTATAATATTTGATGGAGAGTGATGTAATTGCTTTTATAATGTCTGGAAAAATGCCATTCATGCCTTCCCAGAATTCATTTTCAATATTTGTCATAGTAATCCCCTTTGATTAGCTAATTAAAAGTTACGAACAAAAACTACATTAATTATAACTCAGTATACGGGCAAAAGTATACAAAAATAATTGTATTAAAAACATGAATATTATACAATCATTATAGCAATAGTAAAGATAAATTTACAGGGGAACGTGGAATGAGATTATTATCGGATATAGTGGAGTCAATCAGGCAGGTATGCAGATATGAGAAAACTGTCAGAGTAGATACCAAGGCACTTCAAAGTGTCATGATGATATTTGTATTAGTTATGTTGCTGATTGACATAGAGAATTTTAAGCTTGGTAAATATATTATCGGTGGTGTGACACTGGCAGTTGCAGTTATGAGTATAGTGCTTGTAATTGTATTAAAATACATTAAAAATGTATACAGGATATGTCAGGCTGCTGTTGTAGTATTTTTTATATTGGCAGTTATTATATCAATTGAAGGAACTAATGATGGCTTTTCACTATTATGGTTTTTATTACTGCCAGTCATAACACTTGTGCTTTTAGGCATGCCATTTGGTGCACCGGTGTGTATATTTTTTGGTTTGTATATTACGGTGTTATTCTGGACTCCTCTTAATAATATGCTTATATATAATTACACAAGGGATTATTTATTCTATTATCCGATTTTTTACTGGGGTTTCTGTCTTCTTGTAGTTGCCATGGATATTTTCTATAAGCTGTATCAGATAAGACAGGCGGACAATGAGAAAAATCTTGAAGCAGAAGTACTTGAAGCTGTAGAGGGGACTAAGAAACTTATGATTGATGCTGTTACAGCAATAAGCCAGATGCTTGATGAAAAGGATGTATATACACAGGAACATTCAAAGAGGGCTGCAGAGTATTCCAAGCTTATCGCAAAGAACCTGAAGGCGCATGAATTCACAGACGAAGAGATTTCACTGATATATAGAAGTGCCTTTCTGCATGATATTGGCAAGATTGCAGTTCCAGATGCGGTACTTAACAAACCTGCAAAGCTTACAGATGAGGAGTATGGAATAATGAAGAATCATACAGTCTGGGGCGGTCAGATATTATCTGGTCTGGAATTTCTTCCACAGGCAGATATGGGGGCTGTGTACCATCATGAAAGATATGATGGTAAGGGCTATCCATATGGAATTAAGGGAGAAGAACTTCCATGGATGGTAAGAATAATCAGTGCAGCAGATTCACTTGATGCGATGAATTCTAACAGATGTTACAGAAAGCATTGTGATAAGGATTATATTATTGGTGAATTTGAGAAGGGCGCTGGAACACAGTTTGATAAATCTGTTGCAGAAACTGTAATTACATTGATTGAGGAAGGCAGGATAGTAATATAG